ACATCTAACAGATGTAAGCAGGTATTTTCCAAAAACCTAAGACATTAAACAGTAACGCCCATGTTTACAACGTTTGCGAATGCTCAAACTTTCTTAAACGGAAGCATAATAAAGCAAAAACAATCACGAAACGTGCAAAAAACGTGCAAAAACAAGCGACATGATAAAGGTATCAATAAGGCTTGACAAAAGGTATCGATTAAAAAACGGCAAATTTCCTGTGCGCATAAAAATTGCGAGAAAAGAGAATGTCTTGTACCTGCCTACAGGTTATGAGCTTGAAGAAAACGAATGGGATGCCGAAAGCCAAAAGGTAATCAAAAGAGCGGACAGAAAAATCATAAATGCACGCCTCGCCAAACAATACTACGAGGCGTGCGAAAAATTATCGTCTTTACAAAAAGAAGGAAAGCTGCGTTTTTACAGCAACAAAAAACTGCAAGATTATTTGAATAATGAGTGCACAGATGAACAACTGGAGAACAGTCTTTTTAAAACTCAATTTCAAAACTTTGTGGCTACCAAAGAAAATGCGAACACACTGGAAATATACAATACGACTCGGCAAAGCATAATTGATTTTTGTGATTACGAAACACTCCTGCTCGAAGACATTGATTTTGACTGGCTGGAGGCGTATGTGAGGCACCTAAAAAACAAAGGCAATAAAACAAATACTATTGCCACAAAACTAAGAGGCATTAAGGCTGTTGTTAATTACGCGAAAAAGAAAGGCATTATAAACTATTATGTATTTGACAGCTACAAGCTTCCGCGAACCGAAACCCCAAAACGCTCTTTGTCTGTTGAGCAATTGCGCGAGCTGTATTCTTTAAAACTTACAAGAGCACATGCTAAGTATCGCGATTTATTCTTTTTAATGTTTTTTCTCATGGGTATAAACCTTGTAGACCTATCAAGGCTTACCAACATAGAAAATGGGCGTGTGTCATACAAAAGAGCCAAGACAGGCACGCTTTACGACATTAAAGTAGAGCCCGAAGCACAGGAAATAATAGAGCGTTACAGAGGCAGCGAGCATTTAATCTCGCTATTTGACAAGAAGGCGTACACAAATGTTATGAAAAGGTTCGAAGATGTGCTGAAAATACTTGGCAAAGAAATCGGCGTGCCCAACCTAACGACATACTGGACGCGCCATTCATTTGCTACCATTGCTTATGAAATTGGCGTACCCACGGATGTGATAGCCGATTGTTTAGGACATAAGTCTGCACATCGAATGACGAATATATACATACGCAAAGATGCGAAATTTGTCGACGAAGCAAACAGAAAAGTAATTGATTATGTATTATATAATAAAAGGTAGGGCAATTTGTTTGTCCTACCTTTTATGCTTATATAGCGTTTACGATTTGCAAATCGTGCGCTTCGCCTACCACGCCTACAACGGGTATTCCGCAAGCGTCCGCCACATGGCGTTCTGTTTCACAGCCTTTCGAGCACCGCCATCGGTTCGGGACAATAATGCCGTCGCAGCCGAGGAGCAGGCGTAAGTCCTCTTTCATGTGCTCTGTGTACGGCGCAGAGTCAGACAATGGTTTACTCATGGGATTGACTGCTTTGTAGCCGAGAATTGTTAGTTCTTTCTCAATACGAGCGAAGAACTTGTGTCGCTCGTTGAGATTATAGCTGGTAATCGGTGATGATATGTAAATTTTCTTTTTGCTCATTTTGTTTATCAGATTAAAATATTTTCATTGTTATTTGATTTAATTCATAGCGTCTTAACCAATACTTTATATTCTTCATCCTCATCCTTGATTTGATAGCCATTAGCTATATACCAATCAAGCACCCATTTAGGGGTATCTGAAGGATGATATGTCAGAGCAATAGTTTTAGCACCCTTTAATTTGCTGTTATATTCGGCGGCTCTTAACATATAATTGCCGCCGCCTTTGCCGCGCCATTGTGGGTCTACCCATAATGCATATAGTATACAATCGGCGTTGCATATATTCTCTTTATCTTTCTGTTTAACTGGGAAACAAACTTGCACGCTTCCTCGACACACCTCGTTTGTGATAAGAATATGCAAGCCGCTCTCCCATGTTTGAAATTGTACCATACCGTTAAGTTTGATTAACATCGCAACGCTTGAAGCAATACATAGCGCCCACGCGCTCGGTATCAAGCGTGCTACGCTGCTCCCATGAGAAGGAAATTTTATTTACTTTTTTGTTCATAATTCGAGTTTTATTGAAATTGTTTTCTACGCGCCACTCTTATGCTCACATGTCGAGTTGTCAATTCTATTTTACGATACCACCTGCGTACCTCGTATATAACAAACACACCGCACAGTGTTTTGATTAATGTACCTATCTTTTTAAACTTTACCTTAGTACAGTAAGCTGGCGTCAGAAACATGGTTTTGTAACGCTTCTTTGTTTTTCTAATCTTCATTTTTCTTCTTTTTATAGTCCAAACAGCCTTCTTCCATTGTCGGCATGATACATAAGCCGCCGTTCTCAGCATCATCAATAAGTTCTTCTGACGCATGAAACGAGTTGAACATTTTAGCGTTGTGATGCTTTAAGCATAAATTTATGCGGACCTCTTTTTCGTATTCGTATTCGTACCCTGTCAGCGGATTGACTCCCGTCCTTGTAATAGTCGTAGTTTGCTCCGTTTCTTTGTACCACTTGCACGAATAGCAAGCAGCGATATTGCAAGGCGATTTGTTACAATACTTTTCCTCATGTTTTACGCAACGTCTTTCCGTAAGAAACAGCTTTCCGCAGTGCGAACAGCGGTATGCGTCTACTCTAATCATTCTCCACCTCCTTCTTAATTGCTTCAAGCTGCTGTATGATGTTATCTATCGTCTTGCCGCTGTAATCAGCGGCAATTTCTTTCAGCACGGCAATCTGTGCCGTCAGTCTGATGTAATCTGCCTGTTTCATTTCTCTTTGTTTTATTAAATTTTCCGCGTTTCTCCCTTTGAGAGTTTCAAGAGCTGTATAGTTTCGAGCATTGACCTGCTGCTGCCGCAGTCGAACCCAGTGTCTTTCAGTTTTTCTTTATGTGCTGATTCTCCTCTTCTTGTGTCATTGTTCTCTGCTTTCGGGTTTGTGCTCCTCGTTCCATTCTTCCTGAAAGTCCGCAAGTTTTCTGATGATACCCATGAAAACGCTAAAACTTATAGGTTCCGTGACTGCCGGCTCTGTAATTATAACGCGGCTTTCATCGTCAAACACTCGAACCCTAAATGTTATCTTTACGTCCTGCATATTAGCCTCCTTTTTGCTTGTCGTTAATATTGCCGATAATTCCAAACTGGATGTATTTCTGTATCACTCCCAAAGGTATATCGTCAAATTTTATTTTCCCTTTTATGGGTCTTAAAGTGAACGCTCCGAGATTTTCAGACCACTCCACTGCAAAGGTCGAGATGCTACATCTAAGTATATCTCCCTCATATATTTCTTTGCCATTTTTGTCTACACAGCCAGTGAACTGACATACGGTCTCTGGATCAACGTGATATGTAGATGTACAATTGTCTGAATGTGCCACAACTATTAATGTAGCTCCATCCTCACATTGCACCAAATTACCTTCCATCCATTCTCCAGCATAGCGGCTTTCTTTCTCGCATCTGCCACGAAATTTAATTTTTCTCATTGTTTTATTTATTTTTTATGTTCAAAGCTCCACTGTCTTTATGCTTGTCGTGGATATTGCCGATAATTTCTATATCGCCCTGAAAGTCGTTTATAACAACTCCGTATAAAGACCATGACACTCCATATTTGGGCGAAAAGTATACCACATCAAAGCAGTAGCCGCGCACGCCGTCCACTATATAGCCAATAGGCTCTCCGTTGTGCGCAAGAATGTCTCCGTCGTATATCTCCTTGCCGTTCTTATCTTTCAGTCCTGTGTACTGCCCGACCGTATCAGGGTCTACTTGCGCCATGTTATTTCCGTTGTCGTTGCTTATGTACACGCCGTCTACGAGATGGAGTAAGTCGCCATACACCCATTCGCCGTTATCGAGACGTTTGCCTCTAAATTTTATTTCTCTGTTCATAATTTATCTTCTGTTTTATCATCGGATTTGATTAACAATAGTATGCAGATTGCATATTCCGCTGACAGTAACGCAAAAAAGTATTGTATACCGAAATAAGCATTAATTATTGCATTGACTGCCGAAACTACCGAAGCAAGCCCTACCGCAAGCACTGCCAATGTAAATTTTTTATTTCTGTTCATCGCTGTTTCGTGTTACGTAATTTACTTTTCGCAAATCGTCGATTGCCATATTTGCCGCTCTCTCTGAAACGATAAGCTGCTTGCCATCTTTATCGAGAACGTTATTCCATTTCTGCCAAAAATGCCTCTTGTATTGGACTATATATCCAAAATTTAGAAAGGAGTACTCATTTTGCATTATACATGGCAATAGTGCAACTTTTCTTGCATACATACCTAATCCTCCTTTACTCCAAACGGCGCACCGTCGGCGAATGTGTATAAATCGTACATTTCAGACAATTTAAGTGAATACTCTCTCGCCTCACCTTCCTCTAAATCAATACCCAATAGGACAGGAAATTCAGCAGATGGGAAAATGGCTGATATATTGTGTAGTTCTGGGATGTTGGCTATTGTCTTTACCCACCCAAACGGCTGGTGTTTCAACATCTCCTGCCAGCACTCGTCTGCATCCTTAAAAGGGCGGTACTCGGGTTCGGGCTTGATGCGGAAGTTTCCGTTAATGCTCCAACTGGGTTCTGGAACGTAAATCCATTTACCATCCGAACACTCCCCTTGTATCTGCTTTCCGTCCACATACGCCTGCATCACGGCGATGCGTTCTTTTGTTTCTTCGATTGTCATAGCTGTTTTAATTTATTAAGAATGTTTTTAAATGCGTCATGGAATTTTGTAAGTTCCTTAAACTCTTTGGCTATCGCACTTTCGCTGCCAATCGTAAAAGAAGCTCCGCCTATTTTGTCTGACATAAGAACCAGGCAGTGTAGCTCGTTCTTTTCGCTGTAATTGTCAACAATTTCGTAGACCGCTTTTGCCATTTTGGTGAGCTTGTCGGCTTCTCTTCCTGGTTTGATAATTTCAACCTCTTCCATTTTTGGCATCGGAATCCAGTGTGTCGGGTCAGCCTTTAACTTACAACTACTACTAAATTCGCAGTTGTCTTCCGAACATTCACACCGTGCACAGCCTACGGTACTATAAGAGTCTTGGTCGTTGTTCCATTTTGCGGAATACCAACCGGTATCGTCATAGAAACACACCCTCGTTCCGTTTGGGTTAAAATCCTCGTCAACCCAATCTCGGTTATATCCAATAACCTCTACGCCCATTTCGGGCATCTTTTCTGATACTTTCTGCCACATAGTTATTTATCTTCTTGTGTTTTTGTTAATCCTGTAATAACGGTACGCTCAACTTGCGAGCGTTCGCCGTTCTTCTTTGGGTAATTAACCAAGAAATACATCGAAGTTGACGATTTGCTAAAGAAACGGATATTGCTAATCCAGCAAACCTTGCCATCACGATTTACGCACTTGTCGTCTACTTGTAACGGATATTCTTTAAGGTATTGTCTTTGCAACTCATACTTTTGGTGTGCTATCTCCATTTCTTTTTCGTTGAGAGCACGCATCTGTTTTTCAAAATCTTTTTCTGTCATATTAGCCCTCCAGTTCTTTTATAGCTTGCGCACATCTTTGCATGTTCAAATCCATATATGCCATAAGGTGCTCGTCCTTGCCCATGTACAAACCCTTTGTAAGAAAGAGGCTATCCTTAACCTCTTTTATTAACTCAATTGCTTTTTCTTTATTCATTGTCTTATGATTACTAACTTCTCTCCCCACTGTCACTGGGGAGATTTGTTTATTTTTCCATGTTCTTTTCAGCGTCCAAGAGAAATGCTTCGAGCACGCCCAGGTAGTTGTGCAAGTACGAGCTATGCAGTACGAGCAGAAAAGTCAGTGATTTACCAACCTCTGCGGCAGCTTTTTCTAAGCCTTCATTCAGATACGCATCCAAATTCTTTGAACGTGCCCTTAATTCGTCGCACTCAATGCGCAGTTTGTCAAGGCGTGTTTCGGACTGCTTGTAAGCCTTCTCGAATACATCTGCCGGACTCCAAGACTGGTAACCGCCTTCGTACTCAACGAGGTAGCCAGCCTTGTCTGTTTCACACTCAGAGGGTCTTACACCCTCTTTCAAGAGCTTGCACTCGTAGGCTTCACCCATTGTCATAGGCATAGCCTTCACTGTCTTAGTTCCAGTGTACTGTTTCATTTGTTCGTTCATAATGTTTATTTTACAAGTTCAAAATCGTAAACGAAAACCCAAGGGTTGCTCTCCCATGTACCCTTGCCGCTGATTTTGTCTATTAGGGCAGCGTAGGCTTCGCGTGGAGTCGAGAAAGAATAGAAGTCTGTCACAGCGTAATTTTGGCAAGTATAACAATACTCTTTTTTAAAACGAACGTACTCTTTCCCAAGACGGCGGATACCTTCCGCTATGCAATCTTCATCGCTTATGTCTTGTAGACGTTCGACACGGATGTTAGTGATACGGACGCAGCGCAGCATAAGGTCTGCCTTGACAAACATCTTGTTATTCCACCCTGGTTGTTTTATCAACTCCGCAGCAAGTTCTACTGGCATATCTAAAGCAATATCCTTATATTTTTGCGCCACAGTTACCACCTCGCCGAGTTTGTAACGTGAAGACGACAATGCATAATCAAGCATCTGCTGAAGCAAATCTCCTTTGGCTTCGTAGAGCCGTTTATTACATGACCTTTTCCATGCACTAATGTCCTCATTTGACCACCCTTCGTCGGTCTCCAATCTTTGAAAAAACATTGTAGGATTTAGCATACGCCTTGTCTGCGTCTTTCGACCGTCAAGTACGGCCTGTGTGAGACCGTACCTGTCGTTGAACATTATCTTTTTCATACTCTATTACTTAATTCCCCATTCTTTTTTATAGTTAAATGGTTCAGGGAATCCTTCTATAGGTTTTTCTGATATTAAAATCTGTTTGCCATGTATAGAATCGCATCCCCATCCCCATATCATACCTTCATTAGCATCATACACATCTTTTGTTATTGGACGCAGCGAATAAGTTTCTTGCAAACCATATCCTTGACATCCTTGCCCTGCAAATACGCCATCATTAAGAACGTCTATAGCATATTTATTTGCTATAACTGCCGCACTGTCATTTCTGGAAGGGACAACAGCCACATAAACCAAACTTTGAAAACCTCGACCTTCTGTCAAATCGAAATTATATGATATGGCAAAGTAACTTACCTTGTCAAGGAACTCTTCCTCATACTTCCTGCATTCCTCTTTATTGAGGAACTCTTTGCCGTCTTTTGCAAGATAAACGGTCTTCTGTATTGTCTTTTCTTCCATGTTACTATCAATTCTTGTATTTAATATTTATACTTTTAGTTTTGCGTTCAACCCCAGTGCCCAAAGAATATGTTGGAGTTCGTGCACGTATTGTATTTCTCTCAACTTTTTGCCGTCGAGGTAGGCAGCAAACTTATTTCCATCGACCTCGTACACGATATTAATGCCGAGGTCGTAATGGTAGAAGTCGTACCATTCCGAAGTGCCTTCCTTTTGGTGCTGCTCCTCCTTAAACCCGTTCTTTTCGAGGAGTTCAGGAGTGAGGGGTATGCCTTCAATTTTACAGCACCAAATCCACCATGGTCCGTCATCGTCATCATTGATAGCGCTTAGACAGGCGGTTCCTTTTTTGTCTTCAAAGACTGTTAGGGGATTTATATCGGTAACAACGCACCTTGTGCCTTTCGGAAATGCGCAATCGTGGCTTGCCCTTACAAGGTCGCCTATTCTTAGGTCTTCTGGTTTAATCATTTTCCTGTGTGTTCTTTTGTAAATACTACTCTTTTATCTTCTTTGTCATAAGGGCAATTAAACATCTGATGGCAAAGACCGCAGCTTATAATGTGACGTACGTCACATTTTATTCTTGATTTGTAGCTCATTTCTTTCTTCTTTTATTTGAGTTTTGAAGTGCCTGACCATAATCCTTTGGAGAGGTTGCTGCGTTTGAAATAGCCCTACATACTGATGGCAAATAATAAAGCTGGTTTACAAATCTCATTTCTCACCTCCTTTCGGCAGCAAGTCCTCTATGTAACACCATTCTATCACGCCCCACCATTTGCAGTTTTTATCGTAATCCATAGGGTTGTACACAACGCCAACATGATAATGCTTTGAACTATTCGATTCTGCCAAGAAAATGAAAGCCTTTCCCTTTTCGGGCATTTCGCTTGCGTCGTGCCAAAGAGCTTTCTTAAACCATTCAACGCCATCTTCAAACGAGGCGCGACACGCTTCTTCTCTATCCAATGTGCTACGACACGGATTGAAATAATCAGCATTCATAATTGCTGCTTCTTGTATTTTCTTTTCGTCAATCATAATAGTTTTGTTTTAAAATTATCGTAAATTTTTAAGTCGTTCCACCATTCTTCTCTGCCGAGTTCAACGTGCCTGTTTTCGGGTGCCTTGTGCTTCGCAACTGCCTTTATCCACTCGTTTGGAACAAACGCATTGAACGATTGCAAGCCGCTGCTTTTCTTCGTCTTGCCGACTACCTTGCCGTCAATGTAGAGGTAAAGCGAATAGTATTCACCATCGAAGCGGTAGCAGAGAGCTTGGAGCTGCTTGTGCTCTATCTCGCTGTGAAATGTCACCTTATAGCGGTTTCCTCTGTGCAAAGCAGCGAGCGCGTGCATAAAATCCTCGTAACCAAAGTGCGTGTTCTTCTTGCCGTTCAGCTCGTAGAAGTATCGCTCGAAGATGTCGCGTCGCATATAGAACCAGAAGTAGTCCATATCGTCGTCTGACATCTGCGGAATTGACTTATACACAATCTCCTGCCAAACGTGCTGTCGGAGGTGAGAACCACTTGCGAAGCCCTCAACTGCATAAAGGAAGTCGTGTCTATTTAAAGAAAGATTTATCATACTTAGAATTTTTCTCTTATTTTCTGATATTGCTTGGCAAATGTCTTTTCCGTTACCCATGCGCTGTATCGTGTGCGGTAGTAACGCTTGGGCTTGCCTGATACAAGCCCTGTTGCGTCACGAGGAGTATGCACGCTCATGTATATCTTTGGCACGATGTCCGTTGACACATACGATGTGATATACTCATCCGCAAAAGCGATATGCTCTGTCTCGCGGAAATTGACATCTGCAAACGAGAAGTCTTTTGCCATGCTGTTATTCGGGAGATTTATCCGTACCAAGCAGATGTTCGTTGCCCTCGTAGGGGATGCAAAATTTGTAAAAAAAATCACTTACGCAAACATACGGAGCGCATTCATCACTTTCGCCGTAATTGGAAAAAAAATCAGCCTTCCATGCATCGTATTTATCATCTCTTACTAAGACCTTATCGAACGGCTTGAATAAATACTTAGGTTCAACAACCTTAACAGGCTCTACTTGCAACGTTTCGGGGTTGTACTTGCCGCCGTAATGCTTCTCTGCTGCTGCGATAAACAATGTTTTTTGTTCATCATTTGCCTTTACGAAACATTCTGTGTCGCACACTTCCTCTTCGCCAAAGGTGTGGTCTTTGTAGTAGTTGATTGTGGTGTTAAACTCTGTGTAATCATCATTTGCCCAGCCGTCGAAGACTGCTATCATTTCGTTGTGAGGGTTGCGTACTACGTCGCCATGCTTAAAGAACTTAGACCAGTCTCGCATTTCACAAGAAGGGAGGAGCATTACTTCTGTGTCTTCAATGTCGTCGTAAAAAAGCCGTTTTCTGTAAAACTTCCAAAGGGAGAGAACGGGACTTTTGATAACACCTTAATAGGGTAGATGTCATCAGATACTACTTCTTTAAATTTCACCTCACCCAACACCGGCGAATACAGCTTTGTGTCTTTTGGCATATCGCGGAGTATTTCCGCAATGTTAATCTTGTTCTCCATTTTCTTGCTCCGTTTCTTTTGATTCGTATTTACGTTTGTAGGCTTCAATTATTGCCTGCTGTAAGCCTATAAGTTTCAGCGCCTCTCGGTAGTCCGCCTTCAACTTGTTGTATATCAAATTTCTACCAGTGAAGTACCACATACCACAAACGCAGGCAAAACAAAGGATAAATAATGCTATTCCCATTGTTATTCGGTTTTAAAATTGTTGATGTTGTAAATAGTTGTTACTATCGGATGAAGGCTCATGCTACCAAGGCTTGCGTCGCTGTTCGGATCGTCCTTGAAGCTGTATGCGATTGTACCACCGAAACACATCATCGTGACCTCAATCTCTCTGCCTTTGTATTTGCTGTTGAGTTTTGCAACGCCGTCTTTAAGACGGTCGAAAAGCATTTCAGGAGTAAACTTCTCGCTAAACACAAACTCTGCATTTCTAAAAGTTTTCAAATTGTATGCAAGATCCCGTGTCTTTTTGTTGTGAACGCTACATTTCGGGCGTTCGCAGTAAAATCTTACTTCTTCCATATTGTTGTATTGTTAGTTTCTTAATATATGCGCCTTCACCACCTTGTGAACCAGGTGTGGCTGCGCCTTGTTAAACTCCTCTACAAACCAACGTTCGTATTCGTTGTGGGAACGTGGTCTGCGGAGTTTTCCAATCGGGGGGGGTAAGATGTCTGCGGCAATCTTCGCCCCATTGTCTAATGTCAGTACAGCTTTCATAACTTTCCTGTTCTAAATCCCAACTCCTTTGCTATTGCAAGGAAGTCGGAGAGCTTGTCGGGCGATACGCTGGTCTGCTTGCCTTGCGAACAGACAACACCATCTTCAACCTTGAAGTAGATATTGCCATCCATGTTGATGTAGTAAATCTCACTCTCCATATTACTTCACCTCCATATTGATTAAGTCATCAAAATCTTCTTCCGTCTTGCAGTCGTAGCAATATGTCAGCCTGCCGTCAGCTTCCTTTGTGAGCATCATTATGCTGTTCGTATCGTTCAGCAAGTCAAGCAGCATATCTGCTCGGGAGAAATAATTTACGTTGTCGTTGATTCTAAGCCAATGTGCGCCAAGAATAAAAGTTGTTGTGCGGAAACCCTCTTGTTCACTTGTGCTCTCGTCGTGGCGGATAAAAACATAATTGCGTCCTCGTATGATAGCCCAAGCATCGCGCAGCCTGTTAATAAATTCTTTGATTGTTTTCTTCATATCTGTTGTTGTAACATGTTAAAGTTAATTTCCTCAGCAGGAACTATTTTAAACGACTCGACATTCTGGAAGTTTATATCGTTGCCAGTTACGGTTATAATATCCATTGTTTTGTTGTCAGAGTCTGGGTATATCTCGGATATTGTTTCCGCTGGTATAATAGTCGGTATGGTATTGCCCTTCTCGAACACCAAAAGAAAATAAGGTTTGTTGTTTTCGTTTGCCATATTACTGTCCTTTCTTTGTTACAATTTCCAGTGCTCCAAGCAAAGTCTTTTCGCTAATTCCGTTGCCAGATGCAACGCCATCTTCCTTGATAGAATTGAGAGCTTCTTTGAGGCATGTAGTATCAGAGGTGAGTTGTTTTGTGAGGACACTCATTTTCTCGTCTACATTTCTCACATCGTCACGATTGGCGTTTACCGAGGTTAGTATCTTGACGCAACACTCCTCGATATAGTCCTTTAACGTTGCTTCGTGCTCCTTCTTTATCTCCTCGACAACAGCCGACGAACAAATGGAGAATATGGCAAGGTCACACCTTGTTCTACCATCTGATGTTTTTTCATTTCGGATGCGCACATCGCGTAACTCCCTGGAACAGCTACCTATCTTTACAAGATAAACTCCTTCTCCATGTGGGTAATAGTCGAGAAAATAGCGTTCGTTCCCAGTAAAGGTTTCGCTTTCTTCAATTACACCCAAAATCGGTATTCTTACTTCTTTTTTCATGAGTTTGTTTTCTTTTGTTTCGCCAGCATACGCTTGTACGCTCTGCGTTCAGCTCGCGTCATGCCGTCCTTTTTAATCTCGTAGGCTTCTTTATCCATTGTTTCCATAGGCTAAAGTTTATTATATTCGTTGTATTTCGCAGAGCTTCCGTGAAGAAACCCGATTGTGTAGCCCAACGAGCCTACCACAAAGGCGACGTAGGCTACGAGTAATATTATTCCTGTTGTTGTCATAAAGTGCATAATTTCAAATCTTAGTTTTTCAATATCAAATATATACCATATTATAGCACGACGTATTTGTTGGCGTATATTTTATATATCCAGTTACGATAGCTATATGTATAGTTTGTAAGCATGTCTTCTGTGTATTTTGCAAACATGCTAAATCTTTTGGCGATATTGCGCATTTTCTTTACGATACCATAATTCGCCGCGAATTTTACTATTTGCATTGATTTAGAGATAGACATACCTATTTTTGCCGCCATGTATTTGTATGAAATACCTCTGTCTATAAATCTTCTGCTATAACCAAAACGATTACAAGTTTTCACCGCTTCCGTATATTCTTTCTTAGAATGTGGGTTGCGCTTCAGCTGAATCATTTGTTCGGCAAAGTCTTTTCGACGCTGTATTTCTACAAGCAACATTGCGACTAAAACATTTTCTAAATTCTTGATTTCTTGTGCATAGGCATTCTTTTTTAAGTTTACATCAGGTTTAAATTCAACACTCGGCAGGACAACGTTGCGGTGAGCGGTATGACTGTGCAACGATTTGAAAACGAGGTGCTTATTATCAACGCCCGTTTCTTCAATCAAGCCCATGCTGCGCAAAGTAGCTAATCTTGCCTTTATAGCGTTTACGCTCACGCCTGTTATATCATGTAATTTGTTAATATTCCAATTCTTAATGATAGAATTGCGAGAGTGCGCTTTTACAAACAAAGAAAACGCTATCGCCTTTCTTAAATCGGAATTGCGATACATTTGATTTATTATATATCTCTTTACTTTCATGTTTGTAAAAACAAAAGCGACAAGGTTGTGTACTTACCTCGCCGCTTCGTATTTAATGCGTTTGTAAAAACGCGCCTAAATCCATGTTCGACACTTCACGATGTACACGGGTCGTGAAGTAGTGCATTGTAGCAATACTTTTGCCTTTGCACGCCACAAAATTAATAAAACATTCTCAATCTTAATAACTTTCTATTAATTATTTATAATATTTTAAGAGTTTGTATTGAAATTCTATTAGTTTTCACTAACTTTGCAGCGATAATTATTAAATTTATTGCTTATGATGTATTCACAAACAGAACAGTACCTTTGGGCTGACCGTATTCTAAATGCCGTTTGTGCGGTTGGTGGCATAACTTTTATGCAACTGGTGTCGGAGATTAAAACGGCGAAAACCAACGAGCTCCGCGGCTTGTACTGTCTTATAACAAGAGATTATAACATTCATCCCGAACGCGCCGCACGGCTTATTTCTCGCACAAGGCAGAATGTTATCAACCAGACACGCAAATACTGGCAGTATATGCAAGTCAAAGACAAAACTATCGTGAGTTTATACGACAAAATTAAGGACTACCTAAAACAATACGACAATGAGAAGGGATTATGATGTAACAATACCGGATATGCTGTTCCCAACGGATAACGAGCTGGAAATACCTACACTCGATATTAATATGCAGGCTCGCGAATGTCAAATACCATTCCTCTGCTTCGGCGAGCAGAAGCGCACGTACAACATGAACGGACAGGGAACGCTGCATTTTTATACTGATGATTATCGCTTTACGGCTGTGTACGAACACCCTGAAAAAATATTTAGACAACACCATCCTGCGAATATTGTAGAGCCAAATTTCTCGCTTTACAACGAAACGCCAATATCTTTCGGTATGCAAGCACTTTACAAAAAGCGCTGGATAGCTCGCGCGATGCAATCTCGTGGCATCGGAGTATTCGTTGACCTTAACGTGGCGCAGAAATGGTACCAGCTGAACATGCTTGGTGTTCCGCGCGGCTGGTCGGCTTTTGCAACTCGCGGTTATTCGGACAGACTAAACAATCTCGCGTTTGAATTGTCAATCGCCAAAGACTGGGCGCTCGGCAAGACCCCTTTGTTTGTGATATACGGCGGTGGCAACGAGTGCCGGCGGTTCGCCCAAGAGAACGGGTGCGTATATATCAACCCTGTCGTTACGACAAAAAAGAAGCTTGAAGCCGTAAAAAAGATACAGGAAGGCGTTGCGTTCTTCAACGAGGAGTTTTCTTTGAAGAAGGAGCTGGAAAAGCTCACACCGTTCACGCATCAGATAGAAGATTATTCCAAGATGAATAAACAAATCGGAGAAAACAAAGAAAGTTTATCCGAGAACGAATAGGATTTGTGTTCATATTAACAAAAGCAGTACCTTTGCTTGAAACATAAGCAATAGGTTAAGTTTAGGGAGACTGGCTCGCGAGAGTCGGTCTTTTATTATATATATTATTGTAGTGCACTTGCAGAAGGTTTAAAATGTCTTAAATACTAAATTTTCCCTATTAATAATTTTGCTGTCTATTAATATATTATTAATTTTGCGGTGTGAAAATTAATAATCAACTAAATAATAGGAGATACAACAATGTTTGAATTATCACAAAACAAAATCAAATTCGAGCTTACAAAAAGAGAACTCAGAAAGCTCAACACGCTCAAGAACAAGGTATCGAAACTTAACAATGACCTTAGAGAGTATTTTGATACTTGCGGTGAAATGTCGCTGCCTGACATCGAGTGTACCTGCATAGGTTACAGCCCAATGGGTCTTGTAGACACGCAGGACATCAAGGACGAGGATGGCAACGTTATTGGCTTTCAAGCTACCGTAGATGACTTAGATTACAAAGTTGAATACGTAGAAGAAGATGGTGATATATACCTTATAGGCTGGAAAGGACTCGAGGACGACCTTAAATACCAGCGTCGCAGACTCAACAAGGCTTGGAGAATTTTCAAGTCAGAGAACCCTGACGCGGAACTTGAACGCGACGACGACGAGGATTAATTGTTTACACGGGGTGGGGCAGCAGTTCTCCTTCCCATTACATAAAATATTAACTTTGCAAAAAAACAAAAGATTATGGCAAAAGGTGGAGGTTCAACAAGAACAGTAAGCGCAAACAACGCAAGTGCAAGCAGAACAAGCAGCAGCGCGAGTGCAAGCAGAACAAGCAGCAGCGCGAGTGCAAGCACAAAATATAATGCTGAGTATATCAGTGCAAAAACAAAAGAAATAAATAGTTTTAAGCTGCCAAAGCCAAACGATGCTGAATATATACGCATTAAGGATGTCGAATATCGCATAGGCCATCTGAGAACATACGACAAAAGACATATCGTTGACATTGTTAGAGCATCAGATGGATATTCTTTAGGTCGTGAGGTGTTTACAGATAGTGGTTCTTATGGCATGGCGACTACAAGAACAAAATCACAGGTGCAAAAGGCTATTCGAAAAGAACTGCTAAGGTTGTTAAATAGATAAATAAGTAAAACTATGGCAAAAGGTGGAGGTTCTACAAGAATAGTAAGCGCAAACAATGCGAGCGCAAGCAGAACAAATAAAAAATCGCAAAATTTTACTATTACCGCAGGAGAAAAGATACGACCAGACCTGCCCTCTTTTGAAGAAAATTTTTCGGCAGAAGTCTTGGGATTGAATCAACAAGATGAAAAGGACTTGTATCAACTCCTTAAAGGTGCTTTTTTCGGAGGAGACGACATATACGCGGCTATTGTTTTAAATAAGAAAATGCCTAAATCAAAAGATTTCGAACTTAATACTTATCGTAAGGATGCGTTAAAAGCTCTGACATCGTATTCGGCATCGGATAAGGCAGCAACAATACTCCTTTCGACACTTAAGAGCGCAGTTCCGAAAGAAAATTATAATAAAATTGTAAGATTTGCCGAAATGTTTAAAAATAAATATTATAGTACCACTTTGTCATTTGATACTGCCTACAATCATCTTTTGAGCGATAAAGAAAGAGAAAAGTGGGAAAAAATTTACAATAAATAAAAACTAATACAATTTTATTTTTGCTAAGTTTTGCAAAAACATTTGCATCACAGCCGTAAAATAACAACAATTTTCAAGGGTACGCACGGCAAAAACGTAGCGTGCCCTTTTTGTTTACACGGAAACCGATAAATCCTTATAAACCTTGATAAAACAGCTTAACTTTGCTTTAAATCATTATAAAACACGTTTAATATGGCAAAAAAGCAGAATAACACGCTCAGCGAATTGGGCGTTAAAGAACGAATAAGCCTAAGCTGTCTGGAGCTTAATGAAGGGCAGATTGTGGGCATCCCAAAGAACCCTCGCTATCTTAAAGGAGAGGAACATGACAAGCTAAAAAAGTCACTCAAGGACTCGCCGGAGCTGCTGCAATACAAGCCGCTTATGGTATACGCTGCCGAAGGTGGCAAGTTTGTCGTTATTTGTGGCAATATGCGCTTGCGTATCTGTCAGGAACTGCACAACGAAGGCGTAGAAGGTTTTGATGCGCTGCCTTGCTTTGTACTTAACAAGGACGTGCCCATTGCTAAAATTAAGGAATACGCCATCAAGGACAACGTACAGGCTGGTAACTGGGACTGGGACGAGCTTGCCAACGGAGATTGGGAAGTAGACGACTTGCAGGATTGGGGCGTTGATTGCTCATTCTTGACCGACACGGAGGCAGTCGAAGAAATGCCAGAGCGCAAAGAAACGGAAGACGACGCATACGATGAGGACGAGCATAAGATTGAAGCGAAATGTAAACTCGGGGATATTTGGCAGCTCGGCAGACATAGACTCATGTGTGGTGACTCTACTGACGCATCGCAAGTTGCTAAACTACTCGGGGGAACAAACATCCAACTCTATGTGACGGATCCACCGTATAATGTGGCTTACGGTTATGATGGTGCAGCAACAGAAGGACATCGCAAGGATGGACTGGTCGTCTTAAATGACAAAATGGACAACGATAAATTCGAGGAGTTTTTAACAAACGCATTTAACGCTGCCAATGCTAATATGGAGAAAGGTGCTTCGTTCTATATATTCCACAGCGACGGCTACTCCTATTGGTTTAGAAAAGCCCTTATCAACACGGTAGACCTGGAGCTGCGAGAGAATTTGATATGGGTAAAGAACTCTATGGTGCTCGGAAGACAAGACTACCAATGGCGACATGAACCATGCTTGTATGGTTGGAAAAAGGGAGCGAGCCATAATTGGTTTAGCGACCGCAAGCAGACAACCGTAATGGAATTCGATAGACCGACAAAGAGCGTAGAGCATCCAACGATGAAGCCTATCCCACTTTTCGCATACCTTATTCAGAACTCATCGCAGGAAGGTTGGAATGTATATGACAGCTTCGGCGGTAGCGGTACGACTGTAATGGCGTGCGAACAACTCGACAGAAACGGTTTCTTAATGGAACTTGACCCCCATTATTGTGATGTGATAATCAACCGCTGGGAAACCTACACAGGCAAAAAGGCTGAAAAAATCAAAGTTTAACAACATAAATTAAAATTAGAAATGATAGAAAAAGTGAACCCGCAACACCCCGACAAAGTCGCAGACCGCATTGCAGGTGCTATCGTTGACCTTGCTTACACCAAGCAGGAAAGCCCAAAGATTGCCGTTGAAGTCCTTATCGGACATGGCGTAGCTAACGTTATTATTGAAAGTAGCGTAGCCTTCTCTAAAGAAGAAGTGTACACAATCGTGGAGCGCATCACCAATTGCGACAATTTACGACTGAACCTTGTAGTTAATCCGCAAGACGCGCACCTTGCAAAGAATCAAGATGGTATTATCCGTTGCGGTGATAACGGAATCTTCAAGGGTATGCCCATCACTAACGAAGAGTGGGAGCTGAGCCAGATTGCTCGCGGCATCTACGAACGATATCCGTCGGACGGCAAGTACATCTTGGGCGGCGACGAGCTGGTGATATGCCAAAGCAACGCCAAGACAGAAGAGCTGAAAAAACTCTACCCTACTGCAACTATCAACCCACTCGGTGACTGGACTGGGGGCACTGATGTGGACAGCGGAGCGACGAACCGCAAGCTCGGCTCTGACATGGCTCAGTCGGTAACAGGTGGTGGACTGCACGGAAAAGACCTGTCGAAGGCAGATGTCTCGGTTAATATCTACGCTTTTCTAAAGGCACAAAAAGAACAAAAGCCTGTGGAGTTGTTTTGCGCTATCGGTGACGAAACCGTCGACGGCAAGCCATACTTCGAGATTGTGGAGATAGCAAAAGACTACATCAACAAGGTCGGTGGCTTCGAGAAGTTTGCCGAATGGGGACTGTTCTAAAAAGTTGCTTAATGGATAAACACGTTGTAAAACTTTCATCCGGGACAAGAAACAATAACCCAAGAAAGATTCGAAACGCCAGTCTTGCCGAGAGCTACGAAAAGCAAGGGTATGAAGTGGTTAGGAGGGGTTATCCGAATAATGCTTTTGTGGCAATCTACAAAGGGTCTAATCCGCACAACCAGTTGGAGAGGACGGTGGGGGAAATCTTTGCCGAAAACGGTCTGAGTTTTACGCTCGAAAAAGACGGCGGCGTAAAAATACGACTAAGAGATGGCAGGTCTTTGGAAATGCCGTCGCCCGACGGAATAGCTGATAATTCGTTCACTCACGAAATCATGGCTTTGCAAGGCAAGCCAAGTGCCGACAAAGTCGCTGAGGGCATTAAGCATAGCTTTAAAGTGTGGAAACAGGATAAAAAGCAAAGGATACAAGCAGACATCGCAATCACGTTTACCCCTAAGGGTACAAAATACCATAGAGAGGACATTGATGCAGGCGTGAAAGAATACAAGAGACAGGTGAAAGATGGTCAAACAGAAGCGAAACCATTGATATACTTGCATGTTGACGAGGGTCACAGAGAAATATACTATCGGAATATAAAATAAAAAAGGCGGTATCGCCTGTATATAGGATGCCGCCGTAGGGTTTATTTTTGTCCCGATGGTTCATATACTCCAACTGGCTACTAACCCTCCCACAACAAAAGTTGATGTGCAAATATAATAATAATTTATGTAACAACCAAAAATAATGAATAAAAAGTGAAGCCGCAAAGATTTTATGGCGAATAAATAAAGAAACTATTATGAGCAAACCATTACCCATCAGAACAACCATTGAGCGTGCACTCAACATTAACATTTCATCTTCGCTGCCTGCAAAGGATAAGGTGGCGGTGATGGAGTGTTTGCTGACGTTGAGCGCAAGTGAAATAAAGCGCATAATCGTGAGTGATAAAGCGACTGCGTTTGTCAGTCTATGCGCTAATATACTCCGTCGTGGCGAACTGATGGAGTATATGCAAATTTTAGAAATGTGCCGTAAAACGGCTTTAAACAGTGATAAACGTGCTTAAATGTACGATAAACACATAATGAAAGGAAGATATAAGGAGAAAGGGAAATAATATGGCACTATCAAAAAATGAAAGTAAGCGCAGAAATCAACTTGCCAATCTTGAAAAGGGCAAGTTCAAAAAAGGCGAAGTTACAAACCCGAAAGGGCGACCGCCAAAGCCTAAAACGATGACGGCGTTCATAGCTGAAATGAAAGAAAAAGGCTACGAGGTACCTACCTCGCAGACTATAGCCGAGTCATTTCTATACATCGCGACCCTTCCTGAGGACGAGCTAAAAGCAGTTCTCGCTGACAAGACACGCCCTATGATGCAGCGCATTGTTGCTAAGGGTATACTTGACAAGAAGGGTATGGACATACTCGAGCGTGTTGTAGATAGAGCTTACGGCAAAATACAGCGCATCGACCTTACAAGCAAGGGCGAGCAAATCAAGCAGGACCCGTTGCAAATACACGTCATTTCAAACACAGAGGAGTACAACAAGGTTCTTGCGGAGATACAAAAGGAAAAAGAGCGCAAGGAAGCACAACCAGATAAAGAATAAAGCAAAAATAGATGCCGCACGTATTTTTAGCAAAGAATTACATGAGGGTAGATGCCGCCAAGAAAGCGGGATTTACGACCGTATCATTACAAGGAAGCTCGCGCTCCGCGAAAACATGGTCGGTTGTGCAGTTTCTTTGTATCTATTGCTTTAACAACGCCGGAACAACAGTTTCCATAATACGTGCTGGTATGCCCTCAATCAAGCGCACTGTATACCGCGATTTTAAGAACGTGATGCTTTCTTTGGGTTGGTGGAATGACAAGTCAATGAACAAGTCGGAGTATGTATATACTTTCCCTAACGGCTCTTGGATAGAATTTTTCTCTACCGACAACGAGCAGAAAGTGCGCGGTTCAAAGCGTAAAATACTATTCGTGAACGAGGCGAACGAGCTTTCATTTATTGAGTGGCAGCAGCTACAGATGCGTACCACAGAGTTCTCCATACTCGACTATAACCCTTCATTTTCCGAAGAGCATTGGATAAATCAAGTCAATGAGGAAAAGAGTACCTATTGGTTTATCTCAACGTACAAGGACAACCCATTTCTTGAGCAGAAGGTAATTGACGAAATCGAAAGCTTAAAGTGGAAAAACCCGAGCCTGTGGCGTATTTACGGACTCGGACAGCGTGCGATTGTCGAAGGACTTATTTTTGAAAACGTTGTTGTTAGTGATTATATTCCAGTTGAAGCTCGCCGTCGCAAGTGGTACGGCATCGACTTAGGCTATACCAACGACCCGACGGCGATTGTTATGGTGTGCGTATATGGAAATGACATGTATATAGACGAGGTGTGCTATCAAACCAAAATGCTCTCAGACGACATAATAAAAGCTTGCAAAGATGTGCGAGATGCGCCCGAATTTATCTGTGAGAGTGCTGACCCTCGTCTTATTGACGAAATATACAACGCCGGCATAGACATAAAGGCTGTGCAAAAGTTTCCTGGTTCAATCAAAGCAGGCATTATGAAGATGCAACAATACAGAATACATATCACTTCGCGCTCGACAAATATACGCAAGGAGTTTAATAACTACACTTGGCGGCAGGACAAGGAAGGCAAATGGCTAAACGAGCCAATAGATCGCTACAACCACGCGATAGATGCTTGTAGATATGTAGTACTGCAAAAGATACTTGGAGCATACAGCAATGGCATGAGTGCAAGCGATATACTTGGAATAATTTAATGGCAATTAAATTCGGTAGCTACCCAGCCGTCTTGCATTTACGGCTGGAGTACAAATCTTTCCTTGCTCATTATGTTATAACAACCTAACCTTTAAAAGGTAAACGAACTTGAATAAACCGTGTGCGTTGAGCTGTATGAGCCTCACATTAACGGCGGTTTCGTCAGAGAGGAAGGCTATCGCCTCGCCTGCGACACTCTTTTGTATTTCAAGCGTGCCGTCCGAGGTCAAAATCTCCTTCGCTTTCTTTTCCGTGCCGGCGACTATCAAGCCAGTTTCGCCGAGGATAGACCTCTCGACCGCTGCTTTCAGTTCTTCCATGTCAGAGAACTTAAAGTTGTTCTTTGCTACAACTCGATTAAACTTTATGTTTGCTGTATCCATCATATTGATTGTTTTAAATTTGTGACTAATAATTTTATTTTTCAGAGTCTACCCAGCCGCCATGTTTGGGCAGGGCGTCTATAACAAGACCTTTCAAATCCTTCACGCCGTACTCTTCGCACAGCCAGTCTTCGAGGTTGTCCCAGTGCTGCCAATCTCTTATTGCGCCCGTCCGTACATCACGCAGACGGAGCGTTACAAATAGATAGTCGTGTATTACATCTATTATTTCGTACATGATATTCTTAGTTATAATGACGATTCCTCGTCGTCCTCTTGTTGTTTAATCGAAATCGTTTGACAAGCATACGAGGGCTGTACCACAACGATAGATGCGCTTAGGTGAGCGACCTTCAAGATCCAGCTTCAGAACTGCATCCTCGAAATCATCAACATCTGTGATTTCTTCCAACTCTCCTTGTGTCTCATCGAATAGCTCCTGTGCCATAACTTCATCCTCTACGCAATAAGGATCAGCGTTAAATGTTGCCACACCATTAAGAAACTCTGTCATTTCTATCTTCTTCATAATATGTTTTATTTTTTTTGTTATATTCTACGATAGTTGCGGAGGTGTCCGCTTGGTGCTCCGTGCTGGAACTGCGATACCTGCTCGCCACGATATTCTATAGGAGTGTCGAGCGTGATGGTCGTTGCGGTCTTGCCGTCGCAGTCGTACTGATTGCAAGTGTAGCCGATAGTCATCGACGGAAGCTGCCAGACTCCCCAGTTGATGTCGTTGAGATAGCGCAGAAGTGTGCGTATATTCTCCACCGTCGTCTCAACCGTGCTGCCATTGAATACAGCCTTGTAATCCTCTTCGTGACGCTTGCGGTTGGCGAGGGTAAGTTCTTGAGAACGCTGTTTTGCCTGCTCGTTGCGCATAAGGAGCTGCTTGCGGTCTTGAAGAAACTCCTCATCGGTGACTTCCTTGCACTTGGAGAGGATAGCTTCGATGCCTCCTTGCGAGATGATAAACGAGCCTGCGTTTTCCAAAGGCTTCATTGTCGAAGTTTTGGTAATGAGCAATGTTCCGTCGTGGTTCTGTTCAACAAGAAAACTCTTCTTGCTTGTGAAATACATTTTCTTCATAATTAATCCGTTTTGACCGTGCTACGGGAGGGCTTAGATTGTTTTGTTAAAATTCGTTCTTTGCAAGTCTTAAGGCTTCTTTCATTGTGTTGGCGTAAACCGCAAGCTCCTGCGAGTCTTCGTCTTTAGAAACAGCAGCTTTTACAGCCAAGCCTTCTGCTTTGCCATTGAGTAAATAATAGTAATGATTTGCTTCCTTTTTGTCAGCGTATGTGTCGTGTACATCGCCGTACTTGTCAACTATTACGTAAAACTGAAAAAACTTGTTCATCATTGTATCTCCTATTGTTAAGTTATTAATTTTAACGCCACGAAATTAATAAATTATTAATAGGCAGCAAAATTTTTCTGCTATAAATTTCCCTTTTTTAGACTTTTTAAGGCTTCGCGAATTGTTTACACAGCGTTTAAGCTTTTAGACCGCCAATTGTATGGGTTTTGTAATTTTGCTAACAAAGTTAGCAAGATATGAGAAAAATTACAGAAATACTTTCAAATAGCGACGCGAACACCGTGCACACGTTGCTAACAGCACGAAAGCTGCCATTCCATCGTAGCTTTGATGAACTTATGTGCCAGTGGGATCCATACAAGCACGATGTGTTTGACGAGAGCAAGCGTAAGAAGAAGAAAATCAAGGTGCCAACTGGACAAAAAGACCCGATGGACGGAAGCCCTATTTACAAAGATGAATTTGTAGATAGGGTAAGAATCGCCCTGCCTACACAGAAAGTGGTTGTAAACCGCCTCGTTGGTTTCATGCTTACGAATCCTGTGACATACAAGGCGAACTCGCACGGCGTTGTGCTTAAAATACTTGACAACAAGCAGCAACAGCTATATGACGCTATCATGCACTGCTACCATGACAACAAAATGAAATATTTTGACAAAAAGCTTGTGCGTACAGTATCTTCACAGTGCGAGGCGGCAGAGCTATGGTATATGACGACAGATGAAGACGGAAGGCTGGGCGGCGAGATACGAGTACAGTTGCTTTCGCCCCAAAACGGCGACAAGCTTTACCCTCATTTTAATGACCAGCATCGCATGGATGGTTTCGGTCGCGAATACTTGGTGTTTGACGAGCTGGGCACTTCGGAGCGGCATTTCGATGTATACACGGATAGATATGTCTATAAATACATCAATAATGGTTCAGGTTGGGTTATATATGAGGTTAGAGCGCACGGCTTTACTAAGATACCGGTAGTATATTACTACCAATATAAGGCGGAATGGGCTGACGTACAATGGGCTGCGGATAGAGTCGAGGTGTGTATTTCTAACTGGGGCGACACTAACGACTATTTCGGCACGCCGAAATACTTTATACAGGGCAGACTTGAAGGTTTTGCGGAGAAAGGTGAGCAGGGTGCAGTCTTCCAAGGTGGAAAAGACACACGCATGAATGTTTTATCGTGGGATCACTCGCCCGAGTCTGTAAAGGGAGAGATAGCATATTTGTTTAATATTATATTCTCATTTACCCAAACGCCCGACATTTCATTTGAAAACATGAAGACGCTGGGCAACAATACGAGCGGTGCTGCCATTCGTCTTATGTTTACTGACCCGTTCATAAAAGTCGGCAACAAGACGGAGCTTTACGGCGAGATGTTCACACGTCGAAGCAATATCGTCGCGAACGGCATTTGCAACGCTGGCATATACGTTAAAGGCATTGATGCAAGCGTAGCGGAAAACATAGACTTTGAACCAGTATTCGAACCTTATGTTCCTAAAAACGATGTCGAGCTCTTACAACTTATTACACAGAGCAACGGCGGCAAACCGTCAACCTCGCAGCGTCGTAGCATTGAACTTAATCCCCTTAACGACGATGCAGATAGTGTAGAAAAGGAAATGAAAGAGGAACAAGAAAGCGAAATAACACAACAGGCTGCGCTTATGGGTGTTGGCGGCTCAGCGAGCGCATCGCAGTCTGTAATAAACAGAGAGGAGGAGTAAATATGGCAAAAGGAGGCGGAGGAACAAGAAAGAGTCGCCCAAAAGAAACTCTCTCTACTGAAAAGATTAATGCTGTCAGTGACTATATGTATACAATTGACGATAATGGAGCTTATTCAGATTCAGACAAAGCGAAAGCTATATATAAAGGTCGTGAGGAATTAAAGAAATTATATCCAGACCAATCCTTTATTACTGTAACACATTTAAGTGTTGATGAACAGGGTTATCTGCATGTGGAGATAGGTCTCAATAAAAAAAAGATAGCTGGTATGCCAAGAAGCTTCGGACAAATTAGATATGACAAACATGACAACATGTTTCATGTCTCACATGAAGGATATGAATGGAGGACCGCCACTCTCAACAATCTGAGAGAACAATACAAATATATTCAGGGCAAACAAAACTTTGGTAGATGGGATAAGAGAATGGAAGAAATGATTGATAGACACAACAACAAACCCACAAAAGAACATAATGCTTTTATGAATATTGTACAACGATATAGATTAAGTAAGTGATGTCAAAGAAACTAACATCAAAACAAAAAAAAGAGCAGTTAAATCAACTGTTCGCAGCGTACAACCGCCGTCTTGGCATGTTGTATAGCGGCTATGTCAAGAAGCTACTTGCTCTTGGCTACAGCGAAGATGTGCTCGAAAATGACGCTCTTTTTAACTTTGACAACTTTCCTGTGCTCAAAGCTCGACTTAACGAGATATTTAACGACTACTTCCAGAACAGTATGTTATGCTACAAAAGCGGCATAACAAGCGGCGTTTCTTTGGCGTATTCGCACGATAATGACGCATTGGGACAATTCTCCGTGCTGACAGACAAAGCCTTAGAAACCGCAAGAAAAACGGCTGCTGCGACGTTTATAGCCAATAGGCTTAATGCTAAAAACGGATTAAACCTCGCGCAGTCCGTTTGGAACTACTGCCAGCAGACAAAAGTGGAGTTTGAAATGGCGATGTCTAACGTTATAGCCGACGGACTCGAAAAGGGTACGTCCGCAGAAGAGGTGGGCAGAAGAATACGACAGTATTTGAACAACCCCGATATGATGTACCGACGCTATCACACCGTGAAGGTGTTAAAGAACGGACAGAAGAAAGACGTTGTTACTTGGCGCAGGAAGCGCATTATCGACGGGCGTGTACGCTTCGTAGAAGAACCGCTTGAACATGTAGGACAAGGCGTGTATCGCTCCGCTCGCAAGAACGCTCTGCGTGTAGCACGCACAGAAATAAATGCAGCCTATCACAAGGCGCGAAATGGACGCTGGGCAAATGAACCATTTGTTATCGGTCAGCACATACATATTTCTCCGCAGCACGATCCTGATGAAGATGCGGACATCTGCGACGAACTCGAAGGTTACTACCCTAAAGATTTCGACTGGGACGGTTGGCATCCCCAATGCATGTGCACCAGTGACCCTGTAATGATAAGCGGCGAGGAGCGCAAGCAGTTCTACAAGCGTATGCTTAACGGTGAAAATATGTCCGGCTACGTTTCGCCGAACAGCATTAAAGACGTGCCCGACCAGTACAAACGATACATCGAAGCCAACGGCGACAAGATTGTAGACGCATTTAAACGTGGTAAGCTGGCATGGCATTTGGCGAACAATAAAAGTTATTGGCTAAAGTATTTGGACGCAGCACAGCGCAAGCAAATGGGCGTAAAAACAATTTCGCGGCGCGAAGCAATACAAGAGATTGCAAAAGCAAGGCACGCGAAGCGAGATGTGGAAGCTATTAAAAGAAAGGTAGAGCAGCGACAAAAACGACTTGCAACAGAAAGAGCTTATGCACATTATGGCAAGAGCATCATGCGCTATATGGACGGCATAAAAGATGTAGATACATCGGCATTAAAAGTAGCTCTTGACGCAAAAGATTATGCAAATATTTACAAAGAAGCGGAAGCACTTAAGGAGCAGGGCAAAAAGATTTTGTCTCTGTCGCGGCTCGACAACCCTATTCTTGTTGCACGCAACTACTCAATGTCAGAAGCTATTGCCGTCAATAGTGCTGTCGAAGCAAGATTGGCAAGAGAGAGTGCCGAGTTGCTTCCAAGAAAACGATTTCTCGAATCCGAGATTAGATGGGTCGAAGAACATAAAAAATACAACACGTGGAAAGTTGCCCAAGATGCGTATAAGAAAGAACTGCGCATTGTAGAGAAAAAGATTGAAATTAAAGATGTTGCCGACAGTGTTAGTAGCGCACTCGCATACGCTTCTTTATCAAAAAGCAGAAAGATAAAAGAGTTAGCATCCGAGATGAATCGCATATTGACTCAAAAAAATGTCGACTTAGCTTTAGCAAGAAGCAAAGCACAGGAGATTAATAGAAAATATCAGCAGCTCCTAAAAAACAAGACAAAATCACCTAAGGTTTTGAAGGAAACGGCAGTTAATCACGAAACAATAAAAGATTTAAAGAAGCGCCTGGGTACAAAATTCCCAAAAACTCTTGAACATCTTGAAGATGCAATAAGTGAATACGAAAAAAACAGCCGTTTTTATGGCGCTGCGGCAAAAACTCATAAAAATGAGATAGAGATATTAATGCAGCAGGTGTTTAATGAACACGATTTGGGAATGAACATAAAAGATTCTATACTCGAAAAGGTCTTAAACTCAAAATTCATGAACACCTTTGAAACTGGTTCATCTGGAGGTTACTTAGGTTCTACGTCTACAACAGGCAAAATCAGCCCTACACATTCACGTTTAGAGGCTGCTCACAAACTGTTCGGTCTTCCACAACGAGACCTTTTAACACAACAATTAGCGAGAACCGAATATGAAAAATACGGAAACTTGCTCGACCATAACATACTGCGCTCAATGCAGAATAACACAGCAAGAAGCTACGGTAATGTCGAAGTTCGTTTTAAAAAAGACAAGGTTGTAGCAACGTGGACAGCAGGAGATTCTTTAGGTGTTAGATATCAACCGTCTTTGGTTAGCGACCCAAAAGCGTGTTCTTATGACGATTTTTATAATACACCTACGTCAAGTAACATACAAACAGCAAACCTTGTAGAATTTAAAAAGAAGCACATATCAACATATCTCGAGCTACAATATCACGGACAGCTTACTGTTGATTGCATAGAATCCATAACCTATCCATACGATATTTTAGATGGCTCTCACGATAATTTTTTAAAGGTTGCCAAGGAATTTAAAAAGAAAGGCGCATCCATCTATTATATAAAAGGAAACGCCTTGTATAAATTATAAATACACTTCCCTTATAAAGGCTTCAACATTTGGAACCTTTATAAGGTAAGTGTTCATAACATCTGCTAACTCATAAGGATTCCATTTGCCAACATAGGAAGCGACATAAGAAGCGATGTCTTTTTGCGCCGCATTAGCACGAATGTTGCTTGCAAAATTCTCACATGCAGCTTTTTCGGCTATCCACAGCTGACCTTCATTTGTACCTTCGAAGGATTCTGGCATTATCGCCTCGCCCTTATAGAAATGGCAATATTTTAAAATATCTTCTGCTGTCATGTTGATATTCTTTTTAGTTAATAATATGCAAATGTACGCCAAATATTTTGCACGCACAAATATTTGAGCTACCTTTGCACCACATTGTTGTATCTCTAACGAGATATTACGTTAAACTCCTTGCCCACTGCCAAATGTATCTCCGTTGGCAGTGGGCTTTATTTTTAAACAGAGGTTAATCATAAAGCGCATCATCCAAATCGTCGTCGCCAACCAGTCCGTCGGTGCCGGTAGTGATGTCTACCTTGTAGGCTTCTATACTTAGGTTGTAGACGCGACCTTCAAGGCTACCTTCACACGAAACGGCGCTTTTTAAGTTATTTCGAACCTTTACGGTTATCTTTGCTTTGTACAGTCCTTTTTTATCTTCCAGCGTGTAAAGCGTTGCGTCGTCAGGGAAAGCTTCGTCGAAATACTTTTGTATGTAAGCTTTTACATCCTCCTTAGTTGCAAAGATACGAAGAATACCGTGCCGGATATTTATTACATCCTTTTCGTTGTCCTCCATCTGGTCGTAAGACTCGCCAACGACAACGTAGACGGACGATAATGTAGGTATTTCTTGCGTGCAAGCTGGCGACGATGTCGGTGCTTCTTGTGGTTTTCTAACTGTAGCCATACCGTTATTTTCTAAAGTTTATATAAGCACTTGGGTAACGCATCGAGCGATGCTCGGTAACGGCGTACCCTTGTCGGCGAAACGCTCGTACAACGTTTTCCACCGCTTCAAAAGACGATATGTGCCATTTTTCATCAGGCAAACTACCAACCCAATTTCCTGCGCAACAACCTTCGGTTCGCTGTAAAATTTGTACTTCGTTTCTTGTTTCAAGCTTCTCGAGCACCCATGATGCAAGTTCGTTTTCCTGCTGCTCACGGGCATTTGACTTTGGAATTTCTATCATATTATTCTTTGTTTTTGAATTTATAGTTAGAACAATTGTAAGCTTTCATCATAGCCAGCAGGACAGGAAACATAAGTCCATGCTTACATCCTCTACCGTATTTGTCGGCCGCTTCACACGTTTCACAGTTGTAGCGTGTGTTAATATTTAACGCTACCATTTACTCTTCCTTTCCATATTCTTCTACACTGAAATACTTCTCGTGGTCAGTGTTTTCTTTTACCATATTAAGCATACCTCCACTGATGCCGTTGTCAATTACAAGGTCGCAGTGTGCAAACTGGTTGCCCAAAAAATTGTGCGCCACAATAGCTTCGCGCTGCGTCAGCTCATCTTTGTGCCAAGCCGCGCTTATTATCACCGCTGCTTCTCTCGGTATTTGTAATGTGACCACGTTTTTCACTATATTGCCGTTGCAAATAGTTCCAATTTCTACGATTATTGATGCTGTTTTCATTTTGTATATGTTTTGAGTGAATATTTAAATGCGCTTAACGTTTTCGCCCAACGGATTATTATAAAGTCATCATCTTGTACTTAACGTTTGTTCCAACGTGTTTCGTTATTTTAGATAGCTAACACGCTATCCTCACACGACCAAATTAACGACATTGTGAGTACATGTCGGGTTTTTGACCCTCAAGCGGTTCTCCTTCCTCTTAGAGCTGTATCGCCCTCGAATGTTTTTACGGCTTTTCTTTGCTACGGCAATGGTCTTACCTACGTCTTTTGGCGTGTAGTGCTCACGGCTTGTAATTTTGCGTCTTTACCAAGCTTTGACGGAAGTGTTAGCCCTTCCTGCTGCGTTTAGTGTTCGCTTCACCCTTTCCCCTTTCAGTCCTTTCTTTGTTTGCGAGGCAGGAAACGGCTCAAAGGTAATTGATAACCGAAAATCTGTAAGACTGCCTAAGACTAATGATGCCTTTGTTCCGTGCGTAGACTCGAACTACTTGTGCGCCACATCGCAGCACGGATGGTATAAAACCGTTACCTAAGCTTGCCGACCAGGTAGTTGATTTCTGTATCGGAAAGCTCTATTTTTTGTGAGTGCTTGAACTTGATTAACTCGTCAATGCCGATGCGAGATTCTATTATCTGATGAACACGGTCGTGCACACCATCACCTTCATGGAAGGCGAGAATAATGGCGTAGGCAAAATCCAGCGCTTCCTGCTTCGCTTGCTTCTTTTGTTCTTGAAGCTCCTTTTGTAAAACTTCGGCTTTTGCATTGAATTTACAGCCACTCTCGATTGCGAAATCAACGCTAATGTTCTCGCACATCTTGTCAATGTCATCGCCGAACATTTGTGCAAAATACGTATCACCTTTGAGTGACTGTAAAATCTGAATCTCTTTTTCTTTTGTCATTGTTGTATCTCCTTTTATTAAGTTATTAATTTTAACACCACAAAATTAATAAATTATTAATAGACAGCAAAATTATTAATAGAGAATATTTAGTATTTAATGAATTTTAAATACGCTCTTAAAAAATATATAAATTTATAACTATTTATTTGCCACTGCGCACAAAAAAGAGTATATTTGCAAACATATTAACCCTTTGCTTATGGAACAAATCTACGACATGAGCGCAGAAAATGTGCGCCAATTTGCCTATGAGTACCTGCGATGCGGTGTGACGAGCCGAGCTATACAATGTCTTGAACGTTTAAAATGGCTGGGCAAGCTGCGGCAGCAGGAATACTTGCTTCTAAGTACAATATATTCAAACCAATGCAAGTTCGAAGCTGCGATGGAGACTATTAAGAGGTACAATATTATTTACATGTAAAAAATCAATTTATGGGAAAAGGAAGTTTTGGTTGCTTAGCAGCCATTGGTGTAGCCATTATTGTTGTTTTGATTATGGCTGTTATCGGTCAAGAGATGAACAACAGAGAGGCAGAAGAAATCGCCAGCAAGCCGCTGTATGAGAGCACGGAGTACGTAGAAGTTTTGGCTGGGAACATGATAAAAGAAAGGCTTAAAGACCCGGATAGTTATCAATTTATCGAGATGAACGAAGCGCTGTCATCTTCGGAAGGAGAAAAGATGTTTGTCGTTACGTATAGAGCAAAAAACGGTTTCGGTGGGTACGATATAGGGCGAGCGACGTTTACTTGCGATAAAGACAACCTGTATATTGTATCAATAGAGTAACAAAATATAAGGCAGGAATAGCGAGGCGCATCACCTCGCTATTTTTGCATCATCTCCAGCAGCTCCTTTGCAATAGCTTTTATGCCGTCATTTAGAAAGTGTCGTGTAAGATACAGCACATTATAACCCTTATCTTCAACGTGCTTTGCATAAGACATGCCGGCTACGACAATAATAGTGTAACCCTTAGGCGCTACCACGCCGTCTTTAGAAGCGTATTCTTCCAAGATATTATCCACTTGCGACTGACCCCCTTTTACCTTGTCGGGTTCAGGGATGCTGCCTACAACCTTATTAACGAGTTTGCCGTCGCAGAATACTGCAAATGAAATCGAGTTCTTTAGATTCGCTGTGTGGTCTTTGTAGCCTTTATTGTCTTTCGAGAAAGTGACAGCCTTCTCGCCAAGCTCTGCCAACATCATACTTAAAACGTTGTCCACAGCTTGCTTTTTCTCCATAAGCCTCTTTTTCAAAGCTTCAACTCCTTTTATCTGTATGTTAACCTTTGCCATACACACAAAGTTAGCGTGTGAGTTCGTAATCTTAAAGAAAAACAGCACCTGTGCATAAACAAAAAGAAGGACACAACCGAAGCCGTGCCCTCCTCCAAAATATACTAAAACAAAAACTCTCAGATTTTATTTTTTTGCCGAAGCATTGAGTTTAATCGTAAAGTCTGCGATATACGCCCAACGTTCGAGACCTTTGCCATCATACATAGAATAGTCCATTAGCCACCACCTGCATACGCCTGTCTGCGTAGTTCGTCGCACAGCGAGCCGAAAACCGCTGGGCGTTTGCAAAAGACACCACTCTCCTTCTTTAGGTAGTTCTTTCTCTGGGTTATGCCAAATGCTGCGCAGATACTGCTCAATGCCTGCGGTGAAAGATGTGCGCAAGTCTTCGCGCGTAAAAACTTCCTTGCCATCGCTTCCACAGAAAAGGTTGAGTGGATATCCTTGCGCCCACGCTTTACATTTATCTGTCAAACCCTTCCGCGTGAGGGTATCAACTTGCGCCGCTTCCATCTTTTTCATTTTTCGCATTAACGTATTCTTTAAGAACGCAGGCTCCATCACCAAGCAGCATGTATCTCTCCTTCTGCGCGTCAGACATCGCTTCATAGGCGGCGCGGCTTGCTTTCTTGATATTCTCGGGGTTGTACAACGTTGTTGTAAATTTGTCAAAGGTCTGCTTTATCTTTTTGTTTTCAACAATATTTTTTTGATACACAAACCGGTCTTCATGCATTACGAGCTTCAGCATTTCTTCAACCTGTTTTATCGCCAGCTCCGGATAAATAGCCATAAAGCATTTCTTTATATCCAGGTGACGCAGGTATTGTATACGGTTAAAAATGTGGTCAAACGTGCTTACAGACATGCACACAAGATTTTGTAACACCACAACCGTAGCGCACAACCCTGCGCGAGGAACGTCAAGGTTTTGCAATTTCTCCGCTATTTGGTCGCGCAGCTTCTCGAGTATCGGTATCGTAATATCGTAGAGCTGGTTGGCGTACTCGTTGCAATAACCAGGCTCTGAATTTTCTTCCACAATCTTAATCGTTTTGCGAAGCGACTTTTGTGTTTCTTTAAAAATCTTTTTAAGCTCAAATCGAAACAAACCCTTCTTTTGCAAATAGCTTTCCATGTATATAAGCCAGTTGTCCGCTATCAGATATTCTGTATATGAGAACTGGAAAACGGACACTTTTCCCAAGTTAAGCGTTTCTTGAACATACTCTGCGTCTACGCTCTGGTCGGCGAACACACGATGATGATTGCCGAAAGCTTCTATGTTAAAACATTTGATTTGACTTTCCATGTTGCTTTGTTGTATTTATAAGATATTGACGATACTCACTGACTGCTTTTGTGAAATAGGGCGACAGATCCAGTCGGTTCACATATTCTTCTATGGAATTTATGTTCGCACTATTGTCGCCTCGCTCCCAACCGTTATCTGTAAGCACCCAGCAGGCGGTTGTGAAAGTATCAGATTGCACATTGTTGACCGTGTTGTAGTTTACACGCTTTTCGATTACGATGTTCATCTTTCTGTCATTTGACATAAATTCAAAACCGTTAAGCGTTTTAACAGCGAAGCTTGTATCTCCATTGCTTCTGATAAAAAAATCTTTATTACACATTGCGTATCTACGTTACTGTCATTTTATTTCTATTACTTTTAGCCACCGCTCAATAGCGAGCCTTGCCTGCTCAAAAGAGCGACAGACAATATACTCAAAACCAAGCTTGCTAACTTTGTTCTGAAAATCCTTTTGCTTGTCCGACTGCTGCCCTTTAGTTGTTTTCATTTCCAGAAATAGCACGTTGCGCCGCGCTATTACAACAAGGTCTGCGAAGCCTGCGAGTACGCCCTCGCGCTGCATGATAGCTGCTTCTCTTGCGTTGCGAAAGCCTCCGTTAGGCACGGCGGCGATAATATATTTAGGATATTGTAAGCGAAACCACTGAACAACTGCCTGTTGAATTTTAGATTCTTCATGTCGTGGCTTGTGTTTCGTAGGCAGTTGCCGTTTTAAGAAATCATCAAATTTCATCTTTAGTGCGCTGATTCTTTGCTTGAAGTTACACACTGGAACCATTGTCTCCATTCTTCTTCTGTTTTCATCCAACGAAGACAAGGACGTTCTTTAGGCATAGTTAAAGCACTTATCAAACCAAGCATTTCGTCATACGACAGTTTGTCGCTATATCTATCACCTTGACGAACAGTAAAGCAGTTATTAATGTCTTTATCTGTTTCTATAATGATTTTTTCCATATATTACTTCCATTCTGTATTGTTATTGTTTTCTATCTTACGATAATAAATCTTACAACGTTTATTCTCGTAAATACCATCATTTTTAGCAAGAGCGTTCCACAAAGCATTGAGCGTCACGCCGATTCTTTTTCCCTGTGCAACAACAAGTTCGGGACAAGTGTTGTACACATAGTCTGTTTTTTTGTTTTTAAACTCGAGCACAACAACGCGCTTGCGAGGATACACTATTTTTCCTTTCATCCCTTAACCTCCTTTTCTATCTGCTGTTGGGACTCACTGATAAGCAAATCAACTATTTTATTGAGCACTTCGCGGTTACAAACGACGTGCGTACCATTTGTCGCACTAAGCTCCATGCGATACACAACCTCTTCGTTTCGCAGTTTTCGATATTGCTCGTTTAATTCTTTCAGTTGCTTTATAGACATTTTCTTATTTTTTTATGCAGGTACTACCCAATCAGCAGCACCTGCTATTATTACTACTTTAATATTACAAGGTCAGCAACATGAGTGCCGGCTGGAAGCACAAGGCTATCCATGCGTGTTCCGTACTGCGTCTGCCTTACGATGCTAACATCCTCGTTGATGTTAATAACAACATATATATCTGTGTGAGCTCCAACGGACATTGAAACGACGCTGGCTGTTTCAAGACGCTTTCCATCTTCAACAAGCAAACCATTAACCGCATTGTCCTGCGTTGAAACAACCATCGCTACCGTGTTATCTTTAACATACTCCGTTGTCGGCACCAGTACCTTGCCTTTGTGTAGCACAACATCTTCGTTTGATATAAGCGGAATAACTACAGCCCTCAAACGGCTGTCTACGTTTACGTTCTCTGTATCGTGCGGCGTGTCAAGTATTGGCATCTCCGCAGACTGTTCTATTTTCTTTGGTCTTCCCATACGTTTATCTTTATTTATTTTTTAAAATGGTAAATCATCAACACTACTAACGCCCACCATCGGTGCATTGCACGCATCGGCTGCGTTGTTCGATACACTCTCAAAAGCCTTCATTCCACCAAGAATAGGCATTGCATCAAGTTCCTCTTTACTCATTTTTTCGCGCACCTCCTTCGCTAACGACTGCTTTACAAGGTGCGTCTGGTCGTACTTTGGCTCGCGCAGCGCAAACGCGCTCAAATCCAAATAAACAGCCTTTGGTGTTCCATCTGCGTTCGCACTTACGAATAAATTGTTATCTTCGATAGGAATAACAAGACATTTCTTTGTCGCAGTGCTTCCTTTAAGGCTTGCAACGCCTGCGTTTTTATACTTCAAGGCGTTAAGTTTAATACCAAAATTTTCTTTTTCCATGTTGTGTGTATTTTATTTTTTCAGTTCTCTTATAAGCGCGTCAGCGTATCTTACAGCTTCCTTGGCGCAAGAATCGAGGTCTTGATACTCAAACATCGCATCATTCTTCTCCCGTGCGTCAAACCCTTCATCCGTATAAAGAGCGCAAAGCATATCTTTTGCAATCTCATACCTGCGCTGTTCCCAGTCTACATTTGCATGGATATCCACCGCAAGTTGATATCCACCATTCGCGGCTTTTGATTCACATTCCTTGCACTTTAATTTGTAAGGCTCTGAAAAAGCAGTGACAGGCAAGGTTCTGCCACACATTTCACAAAATTTCTTTATCATATCTCCGTGTTTTAAAAATAGCCTTCGGAATAGGGAATCGAACCCTTATCTGCGCCGTGCTTAAGGTTGCATACACGACTACTCATAATCTAACAACTAATAACTTATTATGGCGAAAGCTCGCAACCTACCGACCCAATGCCGGACAAATTATTCCGAAGATAAAAGCCCCACCGCCGTAGGGCTGTCCTAAAAATGAATCCTATTAAATCTTAAACCGTGCGTCTCACGACGCTGTGAAACAAACTGCTCTATATTTATAATACACGAGTGTTTAAGAAGTCAACCATTGCCAAGTTCTGCGAAAGAATCATCGGTTGGTCAAGCGTCGCGGACTTATACATGTCCGTTGCTGCGTTGTAGAAATCCCAAGCCGTGACCTTCCCTTTGTGGTTGTACGCAAGCATCATCTTCTCCGTGATGCGACCGATTTGTGCTTGATTCAGCGGTATTGTAGCACCGTTCCGTATTTCCTTGTGTTTTGTCTCGGAAGCGACACGCAAGGCTGTAAGCATTCCTATGATTGTAAACATCTCCTGCGCACTTATCTCGCGACGCTTCATCTTCTCGATTTTTTCGTCGTCCTCGGCGGTGATATTGCGCAGGTTGTCAAGCCAAATGCTAACCTTTTCGAGCAGCTCACTCAAGCCAACGCCCATCGTGCTGCCGTCTTTATATGTAGCAGCGTACTGCTCCCGATTCAACATTGTTTGGTTGTGACAGATAACAACGTTTCTTCCAATGCCGACCTGTAAACCTTTTTGGTGGAACGAGATAGCGAGGTTTGTTGTTATAGCTTCGTCACCTTCGCCTTTGTCAAGGTCGTAAAGACGAATGTTGCAATACACGCGGCGCAGGATGTGCGCTTCAATGGCACGTTCACCGAATTTTTCCTCTTTTTGTGGAAGTCGGCTTACACCTGGTGCTCTACGGTCTTTGTTGTTAGCTGCGAACAAATCCCATATTTCAGCACGATAGCCACGCTCGGCACACATCTCTTGTATCTGCTGTATGAGCTGGAAATGATAGATGCCCATGAGCGGATCGCCGTTGTAGTCGTTTTCCTTTTCCGTGCGTGCGAGCTGTTCAAGTGTCAGTGTCTGAACCTTGCTTATGTCGAAATCGAGGAACTGGCGGTCATTACCGCTTGCAACTTCGAGTTCTGTTGCTGGTTCAGCGACCATGTTGTTAGATGCTGCTACATTCATTGTTGAATACATTGTTGTTTCCATTTTACTTTGTTGTTACGTTAAACTTGTTTCTATAATTAGAGAGTCTCCACGTTTTCCACGTGCAAAAACTCCTCATCCACCTGCGTGTACATCGGGAGCATTGTTTTGCCATACAGCCATTTCGGCATGACACATTCGTTTAAATCTTCCGACTCGCTGCTTGGGCTTACGATTATCTTATTTTCAGGAACCCAAACTTTCTGATTTTGCTGCTCTCCGAAAGAGAACATCTGCGCTTTGGGTGTCTTGACATCCATCATTGCCTTAGGGCAACGAAAGCGCACCATTGTTGTCGTTATCTCCATTGTTGTTACTTTATATTGTGTGTTAATAAAATATCCACATTGCAATATAAGCTACGGTAAGACATACCCCCATGCTTAACGCCCAATACTTACACTCGTTTATTTCTTCTTCATCCCAATTGCGTGGGTCCATATAGTCCTTCATATTCTTTTTGTTTTGTGGCGAGGCTTTACACCTCGCCTTGTTTCTTTGTTAAAGGGTATATCTGCCAATCTTTTTGCCGTCGACATAATCCTCTTGCCAAACCTCGTTGTAGTCCGAAGTGTCGTCAGCAAAGTAGCAGCAGACAGACACCATTGCAAGACCTGCGTCGAGGCGTTCTGTTTCGTAAAATCTACCGGCACTGTGCTTGTCAATGTTTTTAGACTGTGCTTTAGCAATCTTACAAGCTTCCTTGTAGTTGTCAGCTCCAATAAAACCAACTGATTCATAATCGTCGGCTGTATCGCCTTTTACATGTTGTTTCAGTGCTACCTCGTAGAGAGGTTTGACTGTGTCGCCTTTCCAATTTTTCATTGTTGTATCTCCTATTTTAATTTGTTATTAATTTCAACACCACAAAATTAATAAATTATTAATAGATAGCAAAATTATTAATAATAAAAATTTAGTATTTAATATCTTTTAATACTCAATACTAAATACTACATTAATAATTTATTAATTTTGTGGCGCAATTAAGGGTTAGCGTAATAAATTTCCCACTCTAAAAAGAACAGGGTTAAATATATCAGACCTCCTTTCGTCACTATTACGCACTCTTGTAAAAAATCGGCGATTGGAGGTTTTTTATTTGAATACAATATGATAAAGAACATACGATACAGCATTGTTGATGGTCTTTTCAAGGATAAAGCATCCCTGAAAGCCATTGCCTTGCTGTTGTTTTTTTATCATAGAAGCGGAAAGAATGTTCTCAAGGACTGGTCAGCAAACAAGCTGGCTAATGTAACGGGCGTACATGCATACACTATTAAAAAGCGCATCGCTACGCTTGTAGATTTGGGTTATGCTAAAGTAGACGGCAGCTCGCTTGTCTTTCTTTCCGTTGTATCAAAGCACAAGAATAGAAATATTAATATATCAGATATATGCTACGACACAATTAAAGATGTAGAAAAATCCCTATACGCAATTCTTTTGTGCATCGTTCAATCTCGAAAGGACTTCTGTAAACGTACCATTCTACAAGCTCGCACAGCCAAGAAATTTGATGTTATCAAAAAGGCTCGCGCACTTAAAAGGAAGTATGGCTACGGAGATACTTATACCGAGAACGGACTTTCGTACAAAAGAATTGCGCAAAAATTAGGTGTTTCGCTGAAAACGGCGTTCGATTATGTTAAATATGCGGTTGTTAAGAAATTTATTGCGGCGCAAAATCATTTTCACTCCACCTTTATGCCTAAAGTGGAAGGATATCCTGTACCCTGCTTTACCTTCACAACTAACAACTACGCTTACAACGTAACAGCTAACACATATACAATTATAAGTAAATTATTTAATTTAAAAAATCGAGCCACAGCCGTGCTTTAATGCATGGTATATATAGATTATAAAAAATATAGGCTTATGAAAAATTCCACAAAGCTTGAAAAAATAAAGAAATTCCTCGACGAAAACGGCATTGCATACAAATGCCGCAACAAGCATCGAAATGGTCACTGCGACTTGTTTGTAATTGCTGCGAAGGTGTCCGTGAAGATAGAAGGAGTAGACGACGATATATTTTATCGCAGACACAGGAAAGGCTACCACCCTGTCTTCGTACGCTCCTCCGACACGCCTAAGTTCGCAATAGAAAAGGTCGCGAACACAATACGCAAATCAATGATTAACCAGCAGACACACTTAATGAAACGGCACTATGTGTAGACGAAGATATTGTGGAGAGTGTCCGATGTTTAGATACGAAGACACTGACGGCATCGGGGAGTGCTTTGTATGCAAAGAGTTAAGGACTTGCGGACAAAAGTGCAAGATAACTCGTGACAATATAACAGAAAAGCAGGTGCTACGCATATTGCACTACGAGCAAAAATGGCGCAGGGGAGCGAAATCGAAAATGCTCTCGCCTGTGCTGATTGGTGTGGCGATAGATGGTGCGATGCGTTTCATCCGCAAAACGAATAAAAACAAGTCTTGATATGAAAGCTTCAAAAGCTTTAGTGCGTAGAATAAGGCAAGACCTTATATCCAAGACAAGCGATGCGGAAAAGGCAGCGATACGCAACTGCGAGCGACTTGGGCATACAGTAGTACGGCAGCAGCCTATATTGACGGGACGGAAAATGTATTTTGCCGACATATATTTACCGGATTTGAAAACGATAGTTGAAATAGATGGTGGCTACCATTACACACAAAACCAAAGGCGCAAAGACAACAACCGCTCCGCAGGAATTTGGCGCATGGGTTATCACGTTGTAAGATTGAGCAACCACGACGCGCGTGATATAAACAAAGTAAAAGCAAAAATAGAACTTATAAAAAGGAGATACAGAAAATGATTTAAATGTATGAAAAGACACGCATACAGAAACAAAGCACCCTACTCCACCCTGCATCCCGACGCAAGACATTGGACTCGCAAGGGCAGTTCGTGGAAACAGAAAGTTGGCTACGACACGGAAGACGAGGCGTGGGAGTTTCTTGAGCAGAACCCGAAGCTGAAAGCGATGGGCGAACGTCCGTATTTTTGCGAACTGTGCTCTAAGTGGCATATAGGCAAACGAACAAGAAGCAAGAACAAAGTGTTTTAAAATGATGGTTTAAATGAAGAAAAAAAATAAAAATAGACGAATACTCTATGGGTATCATAATTTGCGCGAGTTATCGGAAAGAGCTTTGCGAAATCTTGATGGAGCGATGGACAATGCCCAGGATGTTGCCGTAATGCGCTATGTGTTGTTGCAGTTCGTTAATTGGTTCAAGACGGACTTTAAGGAACTGCCACTATTCAGTAAGGACCCCTTTACGGATGATGCCTGCAACGGCTTCGCGCGGCTAATCGCCAAATATATGGTAGATATTACGAAAGATAAAAACAAAGGGAAGATATGACCCACATCTACATTTCCGTGCATCCCGTTAGCCATCGACTCGAATGGCGAGGATGGGGGGATGGTTCCTCGCCCGCCCTTCGAGCCACCGACTACAAATGCCCACACTGCATAATGATTGTATATGACTGACCCTCACTACAAGCGCGGCACTATCCGCAAGGATGGCAAGCTGTATGGCCGCTACCCCGACGGCTCGCTCTATCGCATCTACTCCACCACCGACCGACCGTTTCTTCAGTTGGTGAACCGAGATGGCGAGACGTTCCTACGCATACGCCAAGCCACCGAGTTGGGCTATACCGATTGTCCTTGTCCTGGAGTCGCCGACCTTAGCTATCCGTCCTCGGCTCTGAGGCGCAGTCGCACAGTCGGGAGGGGTAAGCTCGTAAACGCACTGACCGCTGCAAGTAGCGGAATCTGCGTGTTTGTTGAATTATAAATAAAAGGAGAAATGAATTATGAGTTACAATACAACGAAGATAACCGTATTTAACGACGAAAAGGATTGGTATTATGAATTTTGACTTCTACCAATATCCTCGTGGTGAGAACAGGGGAGGTAGGCTAAACACTACGATTTGTCCGACCATCACTATATGTTCATGGTCGTGCAATTGTTTTCTGATTGAAGAATATGACTAACATTAAACCCTTAAACACCGACCGCAGCCATTGCGCCCCAACCGTCCTTGCCGAATATTTCAAGTTCGGTTCACGCACACTTCTGCTGGGCGATCATGGCACAACAGGAGGGCGATTTTGATAGAATATGAATGAAATAAAGATAGACTACCACATCCCTTCCGTAGAAGGAATCTACTGGAATGCGTCGCCCGATTTCAAAAGGCTTCCGTTGGGAGGATTAAGCCGATGTATCAAGGCTGATAATCATGCTCCAGGAATTTTAATAGAATATGACTAACATCAAACCCTTAAATGTCTGTGTGGGAGGAATAGCAGTAACACTGAATACCCGATACGAGCGACTTTGCATTGAGCATTTGATGTCACTCGCCCACTTTCCGAGGACAGGCGTAATGATTGAATACAAATAACAGCAACAATATGATCACAAAACTCAACTTCACCGACCGCACCATCAAGAGTTATGCCATCCGCAAGCTCACACCCAAGGAGTGTTTTCGTCTGATGGGCGTTCGCGACAATGTAATCAGTACGATGCAGAGCAGCAATGCCCAGACAGCCGAGCGAGTGCCCAACTGGAGAGGTAAGGGTAAAGCGGAGGACATGGCTATATCAGCGTCACAGCAGTACAAACAAGCTGGAAACAGTATTTGTATAGATGTGTTAGCCTATCTATATCAAAACCTTTTCTACCCCGCACCACCCAAGCCACGCCAAGGCGAACAGCTCTCGCTCTTCGACGACCTCGAAGACACGTTGCCCGCTTTGCCGCCCGCCGCAGCCAACGCTAATAAGGAAAAGATTTTCCTTACCACATTCTCCGGCTATGACTCGCAGCTCATGGCAGCCGACTTGCTAAAGTCTTGGCGCCCCGATTTTCATTGGACGTGCGTCGGATGGAGCGACATCGACAAATATGCTTGTCAGATGCACGACCTCGTATTTCCTCAGTTTGCTGACTGCGCCTTGGGCGACATCACCAAGATTGACTGGCCCAAAGTAAAACGCTCACTCGAAGGTCGCGAAGTGGACCTCTTCACCTATTCCTCGCCCTGTCAAGACATCAGTCAGGCTGGCAAGCAGATGGGCTTGCAGGAGGGCAGCGACACCCGAAGCGCCCTGCTTTGGCGTGTTGCAGATGCCGTGGAGGTGCTTCGCCCGAAGTATCTCTTGCAGGAGAACGTGGCGGCACTGGTAAGCCAGAAGTTCATGCCCGACTTCCAGAAGTGGCTCGACAAGCTCTCGTCACTCGGCTACGTTAGCAAGTGGAGTCGACTGAATGCTAAGAATTATGGTGTGCCGCAAAATCGCGATCGAGTATTTTGTCTTTCAATGCGCAAAGACGTAGCCTTCGACTATCAGTTCCCCGAACCATTCGAGCTGAAAACTCGACTGGAAGACGTGCTGGAAGAAGAAGTGTCCGACCGCTATTTCCTCAAGGACGATGCCGTGAGCAAGTTCCTCAAGGCAAACGATTCGGACAACGCCCTATTCCTTCAGTTTGATTTGCCACCAACACACGAGGCGGCAATGTTCTTGAAAACGTGGCTTACGTTGTGGATGCAAGCAGCCGATGGTTGGAAAATGACATCTACAAGTCTCCAGCTCGCCCTTTATTCGGCAAAGCAGAAGATGGAGTTGTCTTATTTCGTGTTCACGGATAAGGGAGTGGCTGCGTTAGGCGATGAGTTTCAACGGTTGTTCAAGGAGAATATGGAGAGGAAGAAGAATGGAGTGTAAGCTGACCCACGTCGCGCCTCCATTCCGTCTGAATGGGGGTAACAGACAAATGGTGAATGTGACCGACGAATGTTGTGCGGCAACCATAACCACACGTTACGAGGCTATCGGACCGACCAACATCCTCACGCTCGCCCACTATCCAATGACAGTAGTATTGTATGAGTTTGAATAAAATAACCATCAATGTAGCAAATGGGGGAGGTAAACTTAGACTCGCCCACACAATAAAAGCCAACTATTATAAAATGGGAGTACGCAATTTCCTTTTTACCAAAGATGATGGTTTTGACGCTACAGGAGTAATATTTGAATATGCTTAACAAGAACGCTCGCTTAGAATTAATGTACCAACGTGGTTTCCGCCCCTCTCATGCCGTATGGATAGACACCTACAACAAGCAATTCGGGATGGGTATCATCCACACCATTCAAGCCGGAGTGAGCAGCCGTAATCACTATTATGTAGCAGTAGAATTATGAACAACCCTTGCCCCATCGTCCTCGGCTCCTACAGCCCCTCGCAGAACGGCATCATTGTGTCACCACACGGCATAGCTCTGTGTATTGCTGGAGGGGGTAAGGGTCACGACGTGGATAAACCGAAAATATTGATAGAGTATGATTGAACGTTCCGTCCTCGTCCACTACCGCACCGAGGAAGCAAAAGCCTTCCGCCGTGAGCATGGCGACCGGGGAGGGTGTAAATACGGCGATAAGTATCACCGCCCCAGTCCGTTGCCGTGGTGCAATTCGATAACAACAGTAACAAAAGACAACCTATTATGCTACGTTTTCGCATAGCAGCCTTCCGAGGCCGTGACCCCGATAATCCGTCCGACCGCAAGCATCCCTCCAACGGACGCTTCTGTCAGCGAATGGAGATAAACGTTGGAGGTACAACCAACACCCTCACCTCAGTAGGCAAAGACAATATGGTATTGATAACGTATGATTAACCAAATTCCTTTTGTGCAACGCACATCGCAACTCTGCCCACGTCGGGGATACTCCACCGCCCTATCTGCACGCTACGACGGATGGGCAGGACTATACGACGAGCACGGACAGCACACCATTGTATTGATAGAATATGATTAGATTGCAAATCTTAAATTCCCCCTCCCCAAAAGTATGCGCCACCATTCTTACGCATTACCACAAGGAGGGAGCAGGTAATATCATACAAGGTACAAGTTCGCTCGTCAAAGCACCAGCAGTATTGATAGAATATGAATAACAGAAAAAGTAAAATCCGTATGGTATGGCGTGACGACGACTCTATTCGCTTTTACCAAGTAACTCCCGACAAGCGAAGGGCTGCGGCATTAATGAGCATGTTGTATAATTAAACAGAACCTCATAAAACATAGAGACTATGGAAAAAGAAACAAACAAACGCATGGAGGCACTTGCCTGTATTATTGGCGACCTGAAGGCAGAGAACATGATGATGACAGAGCGCGTGCATCAGCTCATGAACGACTACAACGAAGTTGTTCGCCAGTTGGACGGACGGGAGAAGCGCAAGGACGAAGATCCGACAAAGCAGACACTTGGCGAAATGATGCGGATGCGCGACCATTGCGACAAACTGGAAAAAGATAACAAGACTCTTACGAACGAGTATAAAAACTTGGAGCTGATGTATGATGAACTAAACGGAAAATCCAATGCGCTCGAAAGCACCTATAAGGTTTTGCGAAAGCAAAGAGACGAGCAAGAGGAGCTTATAAACCGCTTTAATCAAGCCGAGTTCGTTGAAATGGGACAGGAATGTCCGTACAACTATAAAATTCGCCAAAAGACCAAGCGAGAGGTTGGTGATGGCGAGTGTTGCGCCTGTCATCATTTGATGAAAGCGGATGTGTTCGGCAAGAAATGCGTGTTATGTGCTTATCTCTACGACAACAAAAAGGAATATGACGCACACGAAAAGACAGCAAGTGCTGAATAGCTCCACACACACCATCGTAGTCGGCATAATGCAGACACCACCCTACACTCACATGTTTGAGAGTATTCGTCGTGTATATTCTGCCAAAGGATTAAGTCCTACTTGTCTCACACACAGTGGGGGTAATCAAGAGATTAAGGTGTTGGTGGAGCTGTAAAGCACGTCTAAAAACATGCTGCGTGGAGTACCTTGGCGTTAAGAGTGTCTGCATTCCAGCTGGCACGAAGATTGCGCAGATACGCATTGTGGAAATACCGAACACGGAACTTGTGAGCGGTGTCATCAAAAAAGAGGAAAATGATGACAAGAAGCGTGGCGACAACGGATTTAATTCATCGGGAGTAAAATAATATAACATAAATAAGCCGTACAAGGGCGGCTTGCAGGTGCGAATCCTGCTATTGATTTTACTTGTTTTTGTTACAAAAGGCTGTGTTTCGATTTTATCGTAGGCTCGCAAATTAAGAGTGGTATTTCTTTTTTATGAAAACTTTTTCAATCAACCATGTACTTAATCACTGGGGAGCTTGCATGGCTTTAATGCGTGTTGTAGTCGTGAGGATTATGACGCGCATTTTTTGTATCCGAAAGCTTAAAACTAAAAAATATATTAAATATTAAAGATTTTCTATTATTTATTTTGTCGTTCACTAATAAATTATTAACTTTGTGACGTTAAAATTAATAGATAATTAAAAATAGGAGATACAACAATGACAACAGAAGTTTTAAACAAAGAAATTGTAAACTACATCATTAGCGACATTGAGCTGACTCTTCAACGTTTGGGCATCAATGTACAGCTGTCAATCGAACAGTGCGAGGACTACAAGCATGAGAAGTTTGACAAATTAATTAGCACAAGCTTTCAAACGGTGCCTATGCTTTTTAAGGAAATACATATCGAAGGCGACATTAACGTAATGACAAAAGCAACAGAAGAAGATTATTGCAAGGTAATAATCAACCTCGGTGTAAGTTATGCATATTTCGATGGAGGAACAAACGGACACGAACTTGGTAGGGTTATGTATGTCGTAGACAAATCTTACAAAGGCATCGACACGAAGCATATAAATATGTATGTAGACAAGGTAAAAACTCTTGCTATCTAAAAACACAGCGGAGCGCAACAGTTCCGCTATGACACAACAACGTAATATAGGAGATACAACAATGAACACTATTAGAACTTTTATCCCATCAGACAGCGTTGCAAGCTTCAAAAAGTTTGCAAACAAGACAAAGAAGAACGTAGAAGGCTTTTCTTACACCATTGGCGAGCCTTACATGAAGGTGTTTTTACACCCAGTTATAGAGGAGGGTGGTATGCGAGGCAGGGCGGTGAAAGCTTTTCACGAAGTGTGCGACCTCACAATCAATATGCCCGAAGAAAACAACTGGAAGCTTGTATGTACTTTTAAAGACGGCTCTTTCACGCCCGTCGACTCGTCCAAAGAGCTTGTGTTTAAAATTCCTGCCCACGGACACGATTACGACAAGTGCGACGTTTGCGGACATTGGTGCAAAAATTCTTACGTGATAGAAAACATTGTAACAGGTGATGAATTACAAGTAGGTTGTGAGTGTGTAAAGAAGTTCGGCATCAAGAGTTTTGACTATCTCTCAAAGTTTACGAGCGAGTTGCATAAGCTATACGATTACAGCCGGTCTTGTTCAACAGACGAGGATGGCGATGAGTTAAAAATGTGGGGCGGCAACCCGAACGCTATCTACAAAAATGCTTTCAAGAAGGCTGATTTGATAATGTCAGCGAAGGCGGTATATAACAAGTGTCCAATTTATAAAAAGGCTTACCGTCAGGGCAACACACACTACCCTTCACCGACGCTCGTCGACATTGAAGCAACACTTTGCGAAGAGAACTTCGGCAGCAACAGCGAATATGTTGAAAAGGTGTGCGCATACGCATTGAGCAAGTCGGGTGACGGCGAGTTTGCTGAAAAGACACATAGACTTGCAAGCGACTATTACGCCTATTTAGACGAGTCGGTTTATGCTTTCTTTATGGTTAAAAACTACGAAGATAGCTTGAAGGTAAACACCAAACTTGAAGCAGGAACAGCAGTTAAGGTTGACGGCAAGGTAATACAGACACGCACTGAGGAGTCTTTCTATGGTGTTATGACAATAAATACAATACTTACCGACAACGGCACGGAGTGCGAGCGAGCAGGTGTTATCCCGACAACAGAAATAGACGGCGTAAAACGCACGTCTTTCTACTCCTCGATAAAAGGAATGTACCGTGGAAGGGTATGTCTTGAAAGAGCTACGAAGAACCCGAAAAAAGGCGTTGTTTATACAGCTTTATAATTGTTTACACGGGGATAGATGTTATTTACCCCCCCCGATTACATAAATCATTAACTTTGTAAAATAAAAAACAAAAGATTATGGCAAAAGGTGGAGGACCAACAAGAACGGTTAACAGTTCTAACGCAAGTGCGAGCAGAACAAGCGACAGCTCTAAAATAAAAAAAGAAGCAGAAAAAATTGTCAGGGGAAGCGGACACAAAAGCATACGCAAAGTTAACAACAAAGAAAAGCGTACGCCTACAGCTTTAACGCAGAACATTGAACAGATTAACAAAAATCTTAAGGTATATGATAAAACGCGATTAAGCGAAAAAATCAAAATGACCAGTCGTGCTTCAAGCATTCTTAACAATGCACCTGTTAGCACAATTATTTCTACAAAGGACGCAGAAGGCTATGAGGTTCAATACAAAAAAGTATATGACAATGAAAAGAATAATTGGCTAAGTAGCGAAGACGAAAGGGTGCACAGTGCGAGCGATGTTGCTGCGACGATTATGAAATTCAGCAAAACAATTAAGCTTGACAACAAATCAAAATGGTTTGATAATTTTTAAAAACGAAAGCTTCGCTGCCGTAAACTTATAAGCTGCGGCGGCACGCATTAAATAATATTATTAATTCATTTAATTTACCCGGCAAACATTAATAAAGACATTAAATTTCCATATAATTTGGAAAATAACCGAGAAAATATTTTGTGCTTCACAGAAGAAAATATAATTTTGTGGCGTTCACAGATGATAGTAGGCTATCCCGATAAGAGCAACGGTTATTGCTCATTCGTCTGAATGGGCATATTTTATGCCCATCAAGACTGTAATATACACGGCCGCCTATACGTAAGATAAAACGAAGCTCTTTCGGAGTGGACTACCATCTGTGAACAGCGTATATGGCGACCGCTTTTTGTTCGCCTGTATCTTCTAAAAGTTCACAGATGGAAGAAATTAAAATTATCAGTAAATCAACATTCCTTGATAAGGAAATTGATGTATGGGGGTCGATTGATAATCCATTATTTCGAGCCAATGATGTACAGAGTTGGCTTGGTTTAAAAAATGTGTCACGTGCTGTTGCCAATGTTGACGAGGATGAACGACTTAATTTAAAGTTAAGTCGTGGTGGCAGTATGTGGTTCTTAACAGAGGAAGGAGTCTATGAATTGCTTATGCAATCACGCAAACCAATCGCCAAGCAGTTCAAGAAAGGCGTAAAGAAAATCCTTCATGAAATCCGCACCAAAGGAGGTTACCTTGCCACAACGCAGAATGACACTCCTGCTACAATTTTAGCACGTGCAATGAAAGTTGCTGATGAGGTTATTGCCGAGCACGAACAGCGCATCAAAGAGCTTGAAGAACAAGGTCGGCGGCAGGAAATCGCTATCGAACAAAAGGACGCACAAATTGATGCGCAAGACAAGCAGATTAAAATCGCAGCACCTAAAGCAGACTACTACGACAAAACACTTGCGTCTACAAGTTGCATGACAACAACACAGGTGGCTGACGATTTGCATATAACCGCTCATACTCTCAATCGCAAACTGCAAGAAATAGGTATAATCTACTCGCAGTCAGGTCAGTGGCATCTAAAGATGCCGTACAAGAAATGGAACCTGGCAGGCACACGCACCTACAACTACCAATCAAGCAACGGCGAGGTGGTAACGAAAGTAACCCTCGTATGGAATCAGCGAGGCAAACGTTTCATTCTCGCGCTTTACAATAACAATTTTGATGTAAAGCGAGCTATCGCAGAGATAAAAGGTGACATATCAAACAAGTAACACAACCAAAAAAACAGAGTAGATTATGAACAACAATAAATCAAACGAAAACAAAACAACCTACAAGGTAAGCAAAACCACAGCCGATATGCTCAATATCCTACGCGAGTTTGTAAGTTGGCAGGATAAGGCTATAAGCCTGTTTGAAGGCAGAGAACAGGGTGACGAAGTTATAGAAGCAACGGTCGCGACATTTGACAGTATAAGAGGAGCTATCGCCGCCAACGTTGAACAGAACCTTTGCAACTTGCAGAGTGGCAGGATTTAAATCAATACAAACATTAAGCACGGAGTACATCGCATTAAGTTACGGTGTGCTCCGTTTTATTTTGCTTGTAATGCATCATTTTCGCAGCCTGTATAAAGTTATAAGCGCTCACAAAAACAACCCAGCAAACCAAAGAAAAACGCCCGAAAATAAAATTGTTTACACAGCCTTTTTAAAATTCTTTACACACATTCATTTATAAAGTAATTTTGTGTTAGATAAAATTTTCCATTAACGTAAACAGAATAAAGTATGACAATTAAAGAGAAAGTGCTTGCTTCTTGCAAAACGTCGTTCGCGAAGTACGGTTTGAAGAAGGATGAACTTGCAAAGCTGGTAGACCAGATTGTCGCAGGTCGTGGTTTAACAGATGAGTCAACAGACGAGAATGTTACTGAAGCTATTACAGCCGTGGAGCCGTATGTTGGTATGATGCAAGCGGCGTTCAATAGAGCCGTGAGCGAAACAACGAAGAAGTACGAAGGCTGGGTAGACCCAAAGGCTACTCCGACACCTCCGACAAAAACACCAGCTCCTCCAGTTCCGCCAACAACAGAAGCTCCGCTTACAGCCGAAGCTGTAGCAAAGATGATTGCCGAGGTAAAGAACGACCAGCAGAAGGCTGTAAACGAGGCTGTCGCAGCCGCTCTCGCTCCGTACAAAGAGCGCGAGGAACGCGCAAGACTCGCAGCGTTGCTGCAAAGTAATGAGAAGCTAAAGAACGTGCCCGAAGTATTCCGTTCGCGCTATCAACTCGACAAAGAGGAAAACCTCGACAGTGTTGTGGAGCAGATTAACAATGATTTCACAACAATGAAACAAGCGCTTGTCGCAGACGGAACATTTGTTTCTGCACCGACAACAAGTACTCCACAGTCTGAGCAGGATGATTTTATCAAGCGCATGGAAGGCTTCGTGCAGCGTAACACTCCCAAGCCCGAGGGCGCATCATAATCTCAACATATAAAACAACTAAAATTCTCAATTATGGCTTATAAAGGAATGTTTTTCAAGAAGGTAAAGCCGACAAGTATCAAGGAGGCTTCTTGGTGGGAGGAAATGTGTGTCCGCAGACAGGGCGGTTATGACCTCGACCAGAGCAATCTTCCTGCTGGCTTGAAATGGCTTCCTAAGGGCGCTGTTGTAAAGCTTGGCACTGGAGGCAAGGCAGTTGTTGTCAAGTCAGCAAAGGTAGCGGAAAGGGCAGCAAGCGCGGCTAAGACAGTCAAGCTCTCAGCAGGCTCTCTTTACAAGGAAGGCGACACAATCGGCGGCAAGAAGATTGCTTCTATTGTAAGAGCTGAAAGTGGCGACACGGTAACTCTTACAGCTGGACTTGATGCAGAGCTCGCAGAGGGCGCTGTTGTTACTGACTACGACAAGAGCAAGGATATTCTTCTCGGCTTCGCATACGCGACAAAGGAGCTTGACCCCGATGCTGCGCAGGTCGTAGAGCCGACTCTGCGTGTGATGGAGGTCGAGGAAGACTCTCTGCCCTACCCGATTAACAGCGACATCAAGGAAGGCTTGAACGCTAACGGCATCGCTTTGTTCAAGATTCAGTAAGTATTAACACAGGATAACTTTAAAAATATAGAAAAGGTATGAATAGTATATTGAAGCAGCTATTAGACCCTAAGTCTTTTCAGACCTATATTGACGGAAACATGAAGACCTCAACATACAAGGCTTTGTGGAAAAACGAGATTAAGCAGGTGGACTATTGCGCAGCCAAGGTTTATCAAGCGAACCTCGCTGAATACACAGCAGCAATGGTTGGTTCTGTTATCGCCAAGAACGCTGAAAGACCTGTTCACCACATGCCCGATTTCGGTCAGCTCACAGGTTCTGTTGGTCGCTATGGTGACGAGTGGGAACTCGACAACGACTACCTCGACCAGATGCATCAGCTCGAGGGCCGCTATCGTGATGTTCAGGGCCGCAACTATACGCAGGCGCAGCTTAATGCGCAGTACGACAAACTTATGGAGTTTTCTTTCCGTCCGTTCGAGCGTGCGGTCATTGCTCCGCACAAGCGTCTTGATATGCTTTATTTCGAAGGTCTTTACCTGGGCACACAGACCGTCTCTCGCACAAACAACGCCAAGGCAAACGTGTCTTACACCTTTGACCTCGGCATTAAGCAGCTCGCCGTTACAGCATCATGGGGCGAGGAAACTGCAACTCCGTTCGCGGACATCAAGAAGCTTAAGGACGAGGCAAAGGCGCACGGTCGCAAGATTCTCAAGCTCCGCATGTCTGAAAACACATTCTACAAGATGTGCAAGGCTAAGGAGATAAAAGACACCTTTAAGCTCAACCTTGGCACGGTACAACTCAATCCAGCGGTTCCGATGCTCACAACTGAGCAGGTGAACACTTATCTGCGTTCTATCTTGCTCCCGACAATTCAGGTTGACGAAGACCAGTTTGTGACCCTCGCCGACGGCACGACACACAACCTTATTGCGGATGACCGCGTGGTTGCTCAGTGCGCTGAAAGTGTGGCTATTATGAAGATTTCGGACGCATTGGAGCTGGCAGACCCGATTCCAAACGTTTCTTACTCTACGCACGACGACAACCTCGTTGGTTACTGGCGTGACAAGACTGGCTATCATATCAACTATGATATGTGGGCGCAGCCTGTGTTCAACGGTCTCAACGACCTCTATATCCTCAAGACTACGGTATAATCGTAGCCTTGGGGTAAAATTTAAAAGATGTAGTAGTAGTTATAGTTGTAGTATTAAGACAAGGTAGCATGACAATCTCGGAAGCCATCGCAAGCGAAATTCAGCCTTTCTCAACGTCGGACGAGGCGTTAGAGAAAATGTTTATCGACGCTGCCGATAAATTCGGTGCCTCGGAAAGCGTCGATGACGCATACAGTGTGGCTGTAAAGAAGCCAGTAGCGTATGCTGCAATGCGCATACTTTACAAAATGCGTACACTTTCAAGCGAGAATGTGGGCGGCGTATCGCAAAGCTACAAGAACGATGACGAGCTGATTGACGATATGATAAAATCTATTGCCAAGGATGCAGGATTGAGTGCTGACCTTGTTCTTAATACAGACTCTGATGGCTATTGGTTGCAAAGCGTAAAGGTTTGGTAAGGAGGGTGGATGTATGAACTTCGAGGATAAACTGCAAGTACAGCTCAAAATATACAACGTTGGGTATGTTCAAATAGGCGGCGTGTTCTACGATATGAAAGATAGTGGAGAGCCGGACTTTGATGTTAAAAATGAAAATGTCGGCAGCGGATACGACGCGCAGGGCAATCCGATTGAAGCAACGGCAACACGCTTTCTTGATTTTGGCAAATGCTTAATCTTCCCGAATACAAAAGCAAGCCTTATTACGTTGAACGACGGCAGTAAATATCAATATGCCTACGAGGTGATAGCACCGCTGTCAAAGCAGAAATACAAGATGCTGCCAACAGAAGGCGACAATGTAAAAATAACAAAAAAAGACGGCACAATCGAGAAGGAAATGGAAGTTAAAGGGTTTGTTACTCTTAAACGACGCTATTTGAAATTGTGGCTATAAAAACGCGAGGTATGATAATAGGTGACGACGCTGTAAGCGCGATGTACGAATACATTTGCAATAATCTGTCGAAGATAGGAGTGAAAAAAGGGAACGTTTTTAAATACAAACGACCTAAAAAGCTTGATTCGGACAGCTATATTGTTATTAATCATTTGCCGTTTGTTCACGAAAGTGAGATAGAAAACGGCATGATTAACGTAAACGTGCATGTGCGAAGAACAGCCTCTGACGAGCCGAATACAAAAAAACTCACAACGCAAGCAAAAGCAATTCTTGCCTTGTTTGGAAACAGCACATACCTTGGCGGTGCATATTTTGACAGTTATTCTGATTCTCTTCCTACAGAGGACGACGATAATACATACTATATCAATCTGAAATTTAAAGTAACGTATAACAATTTAAAGAACTAAAATATGGCAAAGACAGGCAAAGACGGTGTGTATGGCATTGACGAGTTTGCAATCGCCACTCCTGCGGAAAATGGTGCTTATCCTACCAGTTTTCCGTTTAAATTTAAGGCTATTGTACAGGGTTCTTTGAGCTTTAATGACAGCGCGGCATCTACAACAGACGTTGAAATTGAGGACTCAGAAGACCCGTATGCAGTATTGACTTCTTCAGCAGCAACCAAAGGCTTCACGGCTCAGACATACGATATGTCGCCTGAAACGTATAAAGAGATCCTTGGTTTTACCTCAACTGACCAAAAGTGGAACAACGAGCAACCAACGGAAACACAGGTGTTCAAGGCTGTGCAGATTAAGACAAAGGTACTCGACGACATCCCTGCAAAGGTGTTCCAATGGGCAAAAATGAAGCTTACTGTCACCCGTAGTGGCTCTATTGGTAAGACAGGTCTTCCAAATCTTAACATTGAGTTCCGTCAGATGGCAGTAATGGATGCAAGTGGCGAGAAGGTTTCTGGTCATCGATGGGCATACCTCGATGATGTTAAGACAGAGATCGATAAAGAGCTTTAGGTATTCGCATAGGTTATATAATTTCAAATCGTTAATTAGCGGCGAGGCAAGGAGAAATTCTAAGCCGCGCCGCCTTTATTTTAAGCATACAACTATATGAAAACATCAGAGAAAAAACATGTAGCGGAAACGCTCATGGAAAAGTCAACAAAGATAAAGGTCGGCAGGTTTAGTTTCGAGGTTAAACCTTTGACATTTATGCAGATTTATGAAATGGCTGCCGTTGCAAACGACATTAAAAAGCCAAGCTGGAAGCCCGGCGACAAAATAAATGTGTTGCAAGAAACTATCGCACACGGCAACGATGCTCGCCTTATGTGTGAAATATTTGTTATTTGTGCGTTTAGAAAGACATGGAAGCGTTGCCTTTGGAGGCGGTATATAACCAAGCGCCTTAATGTCAATGCTTTCAATGACCTTATCCAGTTTATAAGTCACTCTTTTAACGTAAATTTTTTCTTGACCTCTATCACTTTCCTCTCCCAAACAATAGCAATGACCGAGCCGACAACGACTCGCCTTGGGCAATCATCGGAGGAGTAATGAAGTATTTTCGTATGAGTTACGAGGAGGTCGTATTTAATCGCTCATACATTAATGTTATTCTTCTCAACCGCTCAATACCTTCATGGGATAACCCAGACAAAAAAGGAGATGAAGGTGGCGACAAAAAGAGAAAGGAAGAAATAAGCACTTGCAAATCAATAAATAAATCAATACACGCATCAGACTTCTTTATGGATATGATGTGATAACACAATATACATTATGGCAGAAGAGATACTTGGTATTAGTGGGCAGATGGATATTTCTGATATTCAGTCTTCGCTCGACAAGCTTTGCGATAGCTTAACCCGTGTTGGAGTCGACACTGACGCCTTATCGTCGAGAATGACAAAAGCCCTAAATGACATTGCCAAATCTGACGACGATTTGGCAACCAAAACGCAGCAAGCTATGCAGACTCTGAAATCTGCTATGGATGAAGCGTCTAAAGGTATACAGAATGTGCCCGACATGATAGACAACGCAAACAAGCGCGTAGAGACTATTGAAGGGACAATATCGAAACTTAATGAAAAATTAGCTGAAACAGAAAAAGGAACGGGCGCTTTTGATGCGCTAACAAAGCAGCTTGATGCACAAAAACAATCTCTACAACTTGCAAAAGAAGATGTTGTTGAGCTATCAAATTCATACAATACTGTTAAAAACTCCATATCAGAAGTAAGTGGAGCCTACCAAGCATTAGGCGCATTGTCTACGGCAACCACAGGGGCGAACAGTGCTCAGTCGGTAGCAAATGCTGCTGTGGTCGCAAGCGCATCTACGGCAGCAGCGGCAGTGACAGCGGAAGCTGGAGCTAACACCGCATCTACGGCTGCGGCTATTGCAAATACGGCAGCGAAAGGAGAAAATGCACAAGCAACGCAACAGTTAACAGAGTCTTTGCGTGAATATATGTCCGTGGCGGCAGGACGAGCCGACATAGAGAGAATGCAAAGCGAAAGCGCTAAAGAACTTCGTTCTGACATAAAATTGTATGAGAATGCGATAAAAGAGATACAAGACACCCTTAATTCCACCGATTTTAGTAAAAATATTGAAGAAACAACAGCTAAAATCGAAAAACAAAAAGCGCGAATCGAGGAGTATAAACAAGCGCTTGCTAATCTTACTCCAGAAGAAAGTGCAAACGGAGGCGCAATTTATTATAATCGTCGCATCAGCGAAGCGCAGCAAAAGGTGTCGCAACTCCAAAAACAAGTAAACGACTGGGGACAAGAGCAGAATCGTTTAAATGAAAACTTGAAGGAATACAACGCACAACTTGAAGCTGCTAAACGCATACAAAACGGAGATAACTTAACTGGTTCATTTAAAGATGCTGCCGAGAATGCGAAGAAAACTGCAAAAGAAACTCAAAGCATTGGCAAAGAAGCAGAAAAATCTTCGTCAAAAGTCAAAGGTATTTTTGGGGGGCTTAAAAGCTCATTCAGCGGCTTGATGAAGGGCGATTTCTCGGGTTTGTTTAAATTCGTTGGAAAGATTGGAGTTTGGGGCGCTGGCATTGCAGCTGTAGGAAAAGGCTTATTTGAATCGTCTAAAGCGGCAGAAGCGTTTCGTGTAGCCTTACAGCCCTTAGACCATTACATGGATACCGACAAAATAAAAGATGTCCGTCAGAATATCTTAGCATTGACGGCGACAACAACGAAATCGTGCGCAGACATGGCGAACGCTGCTTTGCAGTTTGTAAAGGTATGGGATGGGCTTAAAGATGCGCCTGGTGCTCTTACTCAAATGATAAAGAGTGCGAATGAATACGGAGCATTAACTGGGAAAACCTCCGAAGAAGGTGCGAAAGCCATTTCTAAAATGGCTTCCGAATACCACATGACGGCACAGGAGGCTTCGGAAATGAGCAATATCATAGCGTCTGCGTCAAAACATTCGGTAAGTTCATTTGGGGAAATGTCCGACGCTATCGCTTCCGCTGGTTCAACAGCGTCACTGTATGGCATAGGCTTTAAAGAAATGGCTACACTGATTGGCTATTCAAGCGGACAGTTCGGCGACGCAAACAAAGCAGCATCCAAATTTTCAATGCTACTTATGAGCATGTCGAAACTGCAAGACAAGTACAACCCGTCAGTAGTTGGCATGGTTACAGCTCTGAAAAACCTTAAAGATGCTTATGAGAGAGGTGAGAATGTTGCGTCTAAATTCATGGCTCGCAACAGATCCGTGGCTATGTATTTTATTAAAAATGCGGATGCGATTGAACAATACGGGAAAAAACTGGAAGATGCTCATGCGAAAAACGAACTCCTTAGCGACTTAAGCTCTCGCGCCTCCGTTAATTTAGCGGCTTTAAAAAATGAATGGAACGGCTTTTTAACAGGTTTGAATGCTAATCTTACGCCCGTACTCACAAATATTCTGAAATTTTTTAGAACAATCATGGGCGGAGCACAGGAGACTGCTGATGTGCTACATTATCTAAAAGTCATGGATAATGAAAAAGGTCGGTCTAAGGCATCAATCGGTGTTGTTGGTACAGGTGGCTTTAATGTCAACCTCGCAGGAAACACAATCGCAGAAGGGGCGGATGTCGATTTGTACAAAAAACAAAGAGACGCACTACAAAAAATCTATAACAAAGCCGTTGCAACGGCTCGCAACAAATATAAGCCAAACTCAAAAAAAGGCTATCAAGGTATTAGTGCCGTAGGTATGTTTAACGCAGGTATGAATGCCGTTAAAAATGCTATAGAAAACAGCCCACAAAATTACTCCCAATTTAAAAAAAATCGCATCTATAACTATTTTTACAAAGAGAACCAAAAAAACACTCTCGCGTTAAATCAAAAACCCAACAATACAAATACTGATTTAGGCGGCGGTTTTGGCGACGACAAAGGCGAAGAAGCACGCAAATATCGCGACCAGCAAGCAGAGCTTCAAGCTAAAGAAGAAGCACGCAAGCGCAAGGAGAGATGGGATTTGTATGTTGCGGAAGAAGAAAATGGTATAGCAAAAGAAAAGGATGTTGCCGAAAAGGAGCGCCGTCAAAGAGCGCTTGATTTTGAAAAAAAGATGCATCAGCTTGACGAAGAAGCAGAGCAACTTAAGCAGAAAAACATCGACACGGCGAAGGCTAACTATGAAAAAGATCCAGCGAACAAGAAAAAAGAGGGTTTTTACGCATCAGGGCTCGACAAGAAAGTTGGTCTTACAAGCGAGCAGCAGAAGTATATACAGACTAAAAAGGACACGCTCCTTGCTGAAAACGCCGAAAGCGAACGAAAGTACTTAAGAGAACAGTTGCAGTATTACTACGACTATCTTAAAGAGTTTGGTTCTATTCAGGAACAGAAGTATGCTATTGCAAAGGAATACGACGAAAAGATAGCTAAAGCAACATCGCCAAATCAACGAAAACTTCTCGAAGAGCAGAAAAAATCAAGTCTTGCAAACGTTGAGTTGGAAGCGGTAAAGCAAAACATCGACTGGGGAAGCGTTTTCGGTGACTTCGGAACGATGTTTAAAGACCAGCTGGAGCCCACAATCAAATCGCTCAAGCAGCTCGCCAGCAAAACAGAAAATGTCGACGAAAAGAAAACGATATGGGAGCTTGTAAGTAAGCTGCAAAAAACTGGCACGCTGTGGGATAGCGATATTTTCGTAACTATATCAGACAACTTAAAGACATACCAAGAAGCTATGCGTAGCTACGCTGAAGCTCAAAAAAAGGAGCAAAAGGTAGCAGAAGAACTCACGGAAGCCGAGGAACGTTTAAAAAACGCCCAAAAAAGCGGCAACGAAAAAGATATTCTTGACGCATCGGCAACTGTCGACAAGTTAAAGAATCAAATGTCAGAAGCAGCTGACGCCACGAAAGAAAACAAAGATGCTGTCGTTAAGGCAACGACCGACTTACAAACGTCTTCTCAGCGAGCTATTAATCAATTTCAGCAGCTTGAAAGCTGTTTGTCTGGTCTTACAAGTGGAACATTAAAAGGAATTGGCGATGCACTCATGGGGCTTGATAAACTGTTCGGCGGTAAAGCTACGGACAAGGCTGCAAGCAGTTTGGTTAAAATGACGACAGAACTTTTTGGCAGCAACAGCAAAGTGTCTCAAACACTTACAAAGGTGCTTGGCGAAAGCGGCATGGCTGGCGAAATAGTATCTGCTGCTCTTGGCATTTTAGATATACTTAAAGATGGTGTGGAAAACTTAGTATCAAGTCTTATAGACACGATATTAGGAGCTGTAAATGGCTTGATAAAAACAGCTCTATCTCCAAAGACGGTTACAGGCATACTGAAAAGCGTGTTTGATGGAGTAACAAGCATTTTCGATACGCTCTCCTTTGGCACAATAAGCAACATCTTTGGTGACAACAGTGCTAAAATGGAGGGCAAGATTGATAAGCTGAACACAAGCAACGAAGCTTTAAAGATGTCAATTGATAATTTGAGTGATAAGATTGAAAAATCCAACTCCCTCTCCGAAATCTTAAATGCGCAAAACAAAAAGGAAAAGCAGACAAAGGAGCTTGAACAGAACACCTCTAAGCAGATGATTTACGAAACGTGGAAGCACGGCGCATGGCGTTCCAACCTTGCTGCATCCGTTGAGGACAACAAAGGGTGGAAAGACGCGATGAAGCAGGTTTCTGCTATTCTGGGCAAAAAAGTTAAGACGAGCGGCGACTTTCTTTCTTTGAGCGCAGAGGAGATGCAAAGAATTATCGACAGTGACAACGGAGCGGAACTCTGGGCGAAGATTCTTAACGAGTACAACAAAGAAGGTGGCAAAGGCGGTCGTTCAGACAAACTGAGCGACATGCTGAATCAATATGTCAACGACTTCGGCAATGTTGCACAAGATATGGCTGACGAGATAAAGGAAAAGCTTAACGGCATTTCTTTTGACAGCATGAAGGATAGCTTTATAAGCGCGTTGATGGATATGGATAAGAACGCAGAGGACTTTGCTTCCGACTTCTCGAAGATAATGCAACAGGCATTGCTTAATCTTAGCGTTGATGAGCTAATCAACGGCAGTGAAAACAACCCCAACGGCGACAGTTTAAAAAAGCTGTATGACGACATGGCAGAAGCTATGAAAAATGAAACGTATAAGTCAAGAGCCGAAGAATTTGCACAAAGACAGCAGAAACTTCTCGAGCAAGGCATGAAAATGCGCGACGAGCTGGCTCAGTTTACTGGCTATGGAGAGCAATCTTCCCAGTCGGCGACCGGCAAGGCTATCGAGGCTATAACAGCCGACCAAGCAAGCACACTGATTGGCATTGGCTACGCTGTGCAAAGCGCCGTAGAACAAGGTAATGCTACACGCGAAAACATACACTCTAATGTCGAAGTGATTTGTAGTTATCAAATGCAGATGTCTGACAACATATCCGAAATACGAGATATGCAATATCAGGGCTTGAATCAGTTGCAACAGATTGCAAAAAACACTGAGCCTATTACTGGTATAAACGAAAACATCGCAAACATGTACAAGTTAATGAAGGAGAGAATTTAATATGAAAAATCAAGCATTTATAAAGCTTTTGGGCGAAGACGACACAAAATATGTCGACCTTAATGAGTTTGGCGTTACCCTCATACGAGGGTGGCGCGAAGCTCTGCTTACGCCAGCACCTGTAAAAAGCTACGTAAGCAATGACAGTCGGCTTGAGCACGGTATCTCGATGGTTGCGACAGCGGACTGCACCAAGGTAAATCAAAGAGAGATAGATTTGCCTATGTTTTTAGAAGGTGAGACAGAGGATGATTATCTTGATAAGCTGGAAAAACTCTTTGATAAGATAGCCTACAGCGGAGAGATTTGTATGAAAGTCCCTATTTTGAAACGTGTTTTCAAATTTGTTTATACGCAGTGCACAAAATTTGGAGATTACGGACTAAAAAAAGGTAATTTTACATTGAAGCTCGTAGAGCCTAACCCGAAAGACCGACTAAAAATATGATTAATATATACAACCCCGATGGCAGCATTTCGATGCAAGCCTTTGTTACAAAAGAAGCAAAAAGAGAAGAAGAACTGTCTAAGTCTGACTACATTTCTCTTTCGTTCAATGCGACCGTCAAGGTTGTATTGCCAATGGGCGCGTATATAGAGCACACGTATTATATTGACAGAACGAGAAGCGTAACACAGAAGTTCATGCTCCTCGAACCCTACACGCCTACACAAGTAGATGAAATGTCGTGGAAGTACGCCGTAGAGTTCCACCACCCAAAGATGCAGCTCGGGAAAATACCATTTTACATCAAAACCAAAAACTCACAAAACGAGGATATAAATCAAACGATTTGGAGCTTTGTAGGTACGCCTCAAGGCATGATGGAAAACGTGTGTGCTTTCCTTAACAGCAATATCAAATTCGGCAAATGCGGATGGAAGGCTATCTTGTCAGGCGCGATGAATAATTCTATAAGCGTAAGCTTTAGCGACAACGATGTGTTGTCTGCTTTAACAGCAATATCAAACGCCGCTGGCGATGAGTGTGAATGGCATATTGACTACGACGACGAGATTGTTTACCTTGGCAAGGTGTCTATTGACAGTGCAGAAAAATTCAAATTAAGCGTCGGTGAAAACGTGGGCGTTCCTTCCGTTACAGAAAGCAGCGATGAATATTACAACGCCTTCGCGGTCTTTGGCGGTACGCGGAATATTACGCAGGTAAATGATAAAAACGAAAACGTTTCGTCGGGCGACATAAGATTGCAACTCGCTAAAGGTGATGGTTTGATGGTTATTGATGGCAGCCCAGTACAATTCAGCGTAGACGAGTTTTCTGTTATGGATTTGCGTACGGACAAAACATTGCCTAAATTTACAAAGGTGCTGAATTTCCCTGATATTTACCCATCTCTTGACACCTACGTTTACGATGTTCGAGGACGCAAGAAATACGTTCTTGACCCACAAACGAACAAACCGATAGTCTTACGAACTGACGAACAAGGCAACGTGCTTGAATACAAGACGTTCACGGTTTGGTTTATGCGCCTCGCTTACTGCACAAAAAGCAAAGAGGCGGGCAAGCAAGCAATTAACAGCACGGTTAAAGACGGCGTCACATATTATTGGTATGATTTTGTAATCACGGACGACTTGAAGATTAACGGAAAAACCTTGTCCTGCTCGTTTGAGCCCAATTTTGAAGAAGGCGCATTGTCAACACCTCTTGTTGGTAGAGGAACGAATGGTGATAACGTTGGCTTTGAGCTAACCTATCACACAAAATCAAGAACTTCGCATGAATCTGACGATTGCTCAACTGGCAATTTCAACATCAAAGAAGGCGACTATGAAATAATATATCAAGAGGACAATAATATTATAATCCCAACGAATGAAGAGCAGTTGATAATACCCAAAGGTAAGGCTCTGCCAACATTCGAGTGCAATAAGGTTATCCTGTACAACATTGCTATGGCTGACGCTTACAAAGTGTCGGCGCAGGAGAAACTTTTGGAAGCGGCGAAGAAAGATATAATACTCGCTTTGTCTGACACGAATAATTACACAGTCAAGTCTTATCCACATGTATTTAAAGACCAAAGACCAAGATTGCAAATTGGGCAGAAGGTTTCGTTTTTAAGCAAAGGGCAGCGACTTGACACTCGTGTTTTAAGACTTTCGACAAACTTGGATTTTGATTATATCCAAGAGATAACGGTTGGAAACAAGGTCATAAAAGGCGCTGTTTCGCAATTAAAAGAAGACGTACAATCAATAATCGCTAACGGCGGCGGCAGTGGCAGTGGTGGCGGTTATAGCGTCGCGCAGTTCGAATCGCTTGTATCAAAATACGGTATTAAACACTTTCTTTCAAAAGAATTTGCAGATGTCGCGCAAGAGATAATACGTTTTGCAAAAGGCGCAACATTTGGCAGTGAAGATACAAAGCACGCAATTACAGAAGAAGGTGTAGCTACATTGAAATCATTGCTTTTAGGAACTGGCGGTTTAGGCATCACCTCTGACGGCATCGCCACCCTCAAAGAGGTTGTGTCGGCGGCGTTCCGTTCGGGTGCGCTCGGTTCGGGCTTCAAGCTCGGCAATTATTCCGACAGCGAGGATAGCTACTTAGAGGTAGACCATCTGCTTGTGCGTAAGGCTGCGGAGTTCGTGAAGCTCGTAATTAGAGAGCTGCAAAGTGTCGGCGGCGAGGTAATCCTTTCGCCTGCGTCAATGAAGATTAGCAAGGTTGACTTCTTGAAAAAGGGCACGTTGCTGCCCGAATACGGACCGACACCCTTGCGATACGACGTCTATCGTTGTTCGTTTTTAACGAAGCGAGGTGACGAGGAGATAACAAACCCGTTTGCTGTCAACGACCTTGTGCGCTGCCAGACGTTCAACATAAAGGAGGGCACGACGGCGAATGCAAAGAACAAATACTACTGGCGCAGAGTGCTGCTGGTCGGCACGGACTACATCGACATCCTCGCTTTGTCGGGAGGCAACTACGGCGATTCGCAGCCAGAGGTGGGTGACGAGCTTGTTCAGATGGGTAATACAACCGATGTGGCGCGTCAGTCGGTGCTGTACCTCTCGGCTTACGGCTCTGACTCTCCATCAATTAAGCTATATAAAGGTGTGAACGACTATACGCTCGACGGCAAGGAGATATTCGTGGTGTCACGCGACGAGATATTTGCGCTTGCGTCAATGTTCAAACTCAAAGTAAAGGACGGCGACACGACAAAGGAAACGACGCTTGCGGAGCTTGTGCTGAGCGTTGACGGACTGACTTCTACGGTGTCTGCGAACAAGCAGGAAGTGGACAGACAGATAGGCAAGATAAACACTACTCTAACGCAGAACGCAGAGAGTATATCTTCACTTGCACAGAAGCAGACGAATACAGAGAATAAGGTATCGAAGATAGAGCAGACAACGGACAAAATCTCTCTACAGGTTGAAACGACCACGAACCTAAAGAACAGCATCGTAGGCTCTGCGCTGCGTCCGTGGGATGAAATCACAAAGATAGCGGCGGCGCACTCGCAAAAGGTAGAGATAACAAGCGGTGGCGGCGTCGGCGGTTCTAACTACGCAACGTTCAGTGCGTCGGGCGCCACAGCGGACACATACACGGGTCTGTACTTCAAGGATGTGCGTGTATCGGCTGGCAAGACGTACGTATTCAGTGTATGGGCGAAGATTGTCAGTCTGTTGGATAATGGCGCTTACTACTCTATCAAGCGCTTTGACGGCGGTACGGAAGGCGCTGTTGTCAAGTCGGGCAATATCTTTCTGAGTATAGGCGGCTGGAAACTCTTTACTGCGACGTTTACCGTGCCCGATGGCTGCACGAAGCTGTTGCTTGAACTTGCCGTACGCAGAAATGGTGCTATCGACGTGTGCCGCCCGATGATAATGGAGGGCACGGAATACGGAGGCTGGAGCTTATCGCCCTACGACAAGACGGAAGCAGGTAAACTTGAGTCAGGGCTGAAAAGAGCGGGTATCGACCTCGAAGACGACACCATCACGGCGACGGCTAACAAGTTCATGGTCAAGAACAACAGCGGCGTAGTGACGGCGAGCGTGAACGAGGACGGTTTGCTGGAGGTGGGTGCAGGTCTCTTCTCTGGACTGATACGTAAGAAGAAGACTATTATTACCCCCGACAAGTTGGAAGGCTACACAGAAGAAAACTCGATCAATGGATATATCCGACTAAACTTTGTAAAGGCAGGTAGCTTTGTTGAGCTTTCGGGCGACATCGGCAAAAAGACAGGAGGTAACTACCCGACAATAATTCTGCCATTTCACAATCCAAACGCAAGCAATGCCAGCCTTGGTGTGACAAGCGAAGAAGCGGCGACGTACCTCGGGCAGGTGTTCGTTATAAGAAACAACACAAGTCCGGCGACAACAATCAATATCGTTGGCTATACGTCGCTCGTTGGAGGTAGCAACACAGCTCGCCCCTACTGGCTTGAAAGCGGATGGATGGCAGTTCTCACCTGCGAATTGGTGTATGTCTCAAACGCTAATACGTATGCGATTGTGTGGAACGGCTACAACGTACCATTTACAGCTCCAATAGCGCACAGCGACGAAGGAGGAGGAGCGGTTGCGGACGAAGGAGGAGAACCTACAGCCGACGATCCGACAACAACAGAAGAAGAACAACCAAAAGAATAAGATATGAAGAAAATAGTTAGAGGCAATGACTTTACCCTGCGCATACCAGTATGCAAGATAGTGAATGGCGAGCAGGTGGCTTTTCCGCTGCCTGCCTGCACGGACATCGTTGTAAACATCGTGAACCAGTATCGGCGTGTGAACCTCGCCTACAGCATCGACACAGCGGAGGACAATATCATCAATGCACGTGTCGAGGGCGACGCTGTATCGGTGGGCACATACGCTCTCGAAGTCCGCGGCAAGATTTTCGGCAATGACTGGCGTAGCAAGGAGTACGAGCAGTTCTGCATCGTAGACAACAACGCTTCGGGCGATACGGCGTTCAATGGCGAGCTTATCGAGGGTGAGGATTCGGTGGAGATGAACACGGCGCTTGTTATCCTGCCTCCGACGGCTGAACTGACGCAGCTCATAACCGACGCGAACACGGCGCTTGAAACGGCAAAGCAGACGGACGCAACACTCAAAGTCAACGAGGGCGAGCGCGTTTCTGCTGAACAGCAACGAGTGTCGGCAGAAACCTCGCGTGTATCAGAGGAAAGCAAGCGCATCGAGAGCGAGAAAGCTCGTCAGGCAGCAGAGGCTGAGCGCGTGAGCAACGAAGACGCCCGAAACGCAGCCGAAGCGCAGCGCATCAACGCCGAGAGTGAGCGTGCAGAAGCCGAAAAGACACGCACGGCAAACGAAACCGCACGTGTCACAGCAGAGAAACAGAGAGCAACAACTTTTGCGGAGCTTTCAGAAAACGTTGATGCTGCTGTCAGCAAGGCGAACAGCGCAGCAAGTGCGGCGAACACTGCTACCGAGAAAGCGAACGCAGCGGAAACACAGCGTGCCGAAGCCGAAAATCTGCGTGCCGAAGCGGAAGCTGCACGCGAGCAGAACGAAAACACGCGACTGGAGGCTGAAACCGAGCGTATCAACAACGAGACAGCAAGAGACGCTGCGGAAGCTGCACGTCAGAACACGGAAGCGGAGCGTACAGATAACGAGAATATGCGTAAGACCTCTGAAAGCAACAGAGAGCTTGCCGAACAGCAGCGCGTGTCAGCGGAAACAGAGCGCACGAGCAACGAGGGCACTCGGAAGGCGGCAGAATCAGAGCGAGTCAACGGAGAAACGGCACGTCAGACAGCAGAGAATGAACGTGGGGCCGACGAACAGGAACGCAAGGCTAACGAGACGGAAAGAAAGGCTGCTGAAACACAGCGTAAGGAAGCGGAAGAAGCCCGAACCGCTGCGGAGGCATCCCGCGTTTCAGCCGAAGAACAGCGTGAAGCCACCCTCGCAACCACTAAGGCGAACTGCGAGGCAGCAACAAAGAAAGCCTCCGATGCCGCAAGTGAAGCTACTATTGCTACCTCCAAAGCCGACGCTTCAACAGAGAAAGCCAATGCCGCGGCAGTGGCAGCAGAGAAGGTGGATGCTACCCTCGCTAACGATGTTCTGACCGTTACAGACCGCAAGGGAGAGAGCACATCACTGCAACTGGCGAGCTACGCCGAGGTAGGCGATGTGGTGAGTGAGGTGAAACACCTGTCTGAAACGATGGGCGCATACACGGATAGACCAGACATCGTGCTAAAGGTGAAGGAGACGAACAAGGCTATATCGGCAAGCGGAGCGAAGGTAAGCAAGAGCGGCTGGGCTATTGCGGAGTTCACGGCGGAGAAAGGTAATGTATATCTGTTCAAACCGAACGTGATAGATGAAAGCGTGTGCATCTTCGCAGAGTACATACAGAGCGTGGAGACACGCGGCATTGATTACACATACACATACAACTCCGACGGCACAACGGCTACAGCTACAGCTACGTATCTTGGCGCGACACACACATACACATACACCTATGCCGAGGACAAGAGCTTTGTTATTACTGACGAGACGGGTGCTGCTGTAGACGCACTGCCTATGGTGTACGAAACAAAGGTGGGCACATACTCGCCGCTCGTTAGTCTTAATGCAGATGCGGAACTTCCGAAGGACGGCTACTGCCGATACATGAGTCACTTTAAAGGCAACTCCGCTATAAAGGTGGTAGTCAGCTATAAAGTCGGCGTGGCAGACTTGACGATGAAGGTGACGAGAGATGGTGTACTGGCGAGCGTATCAACGCAGCTGGGCAATCTGTCGCAGAAGGAGGACGAGACGCGAAAGAAGATAGACGATCTGCACGGAAACTGGGTAGATGTCTTGTTTTTGGCAGATACGACGGTGTTTGTAGATTACAAAGCAGTAATCATAAAAGGCAAGACAAGAACCCGTCTATACCCCAAACAACAACTTCAATTTGGAGGTAAACGTTATGGTTCGTTCATCCCATTGTTATGGGCAGACTTGTCTCATTTGACATCAGCGATAATACTATCCTATTATAAAGAAGGAGCAGCTCAAGGACTTTTTCAAGGCTGTGACAAAATATCGTCATTAGCCCTCAATAATCTTGGCATCAGTAAGAACGTCACACTGGAACGAATGTTTGCTTCTTGTTCCTCGTTGCAGAGTTTGAGCATTGAGGGTTGGGATGTGAGCAAGGT